GTATTCCGGGCAGTCGCGCTCGCCCAAACACCACCCCTGCACCGTGCGGCGCGGGATGCCCGCACCCTTTGCAAAGGCGGTCTGGCTGATGCCGGATGCCACCACCATCTCCCGCACGCTCATGCGGGAGACGTCCCAGAGATGAGACAAGCGGACGGTCTCGGCGTCCAGATCGGCGCAGCCATCGGAATCGTCCGGGATGCTGAGGGTGACGTTACCGAGAAAAACTTCTTTCGGCTGCTTGGCAGCCATGCCAAAAAGTTCTGCTTTGCTATACATGGTTGACTTCCTTTCTTTCGGGTGATAATATATTCGTGTACCTCCATGGTACGTCTTTCACAAAAGCCCCGTCAGGTGTTCGCTGCACTTGACGGGGCTTTTTTATTTAGTAGATCTCAACGCCCAGTTTTTCGGCGGCGGCTTCAACGACTTCTTCAAACGAGGGGCCGCGATTCGGGTCGTTCCAGTCGTAATCGCCAGTGGATGCAGCTTCCCACTCTTCTTCCATGTCAGCTGCCTTGCACAGCTCGGTGCACAGCTCGTAATCCCAGACATCGGACTTGCGGATGTCAGCGGCGATTTCAATAGCGTTTCTCATGATTTTGTACCTCCATGTTGTTGTGTGTTGGTGTCTTTCACCGTCTTTATTATACGCTCATTGAGCGCAAAAGTCAAGCCTATTTGTAAAATTTTGCGCTCAATGAGCGCATTTTTCTTCCGTGCTGCTTTTTTTGCAGCGTAGGAGCTTTTTGCTTAAAATAATCAATCTCTAATCAAGATTTAATCAAGATTTTTGTCCTTCGTTGTACCTTCGTTGTCTCTCGTTTTCTTCCGGTACGGTACACTGGGTGCAATAGGAGGGATGAACCATGAGCTATTATCCGACACCCGGAGCACCCTATGTTCCACAGCAGCCTGTCAATCCTTATGGCGGCATGAGCACGGTAGGGCTTGCCGCTCCCCTGCCAAACACACAGATGCAGCAGGCTCAACAGCAGCGTCCGCAGCCGATGAATGGGCAGCAGCCTGTTCAGCAGTCGGCACAGGATGGCGGTTGGCTGCTTGGTAGACCTGTTTCCAGCAGGGAGGAGTTTTTGGCGATACCGTCTGACCTGTACGGCAGACCGACCTACTGCCCCGACCTGCGCAGCGGAGTGATCTACTGCAAGCGGCTGAACCCGGACACCTGTGAATCCTATGTGCAGGAGTTTTACAGCCCGGAAGCGTGGCGGCAGATACAAGCGCAACAGGCACAACAGACCGCTGCACCGACACAGCAGTATGTGCCTATTGAGGAGTACAACACCCTCGTCCACCGTCTGGATGAACTGGAAAAGTGGCAAAAGAGCTTTTCTAAGCCCACTGCCACAGCGAAGAAAGGAGAATAACAATGTCCTCTCCGTTTGATGTGATTACGCACAGTCCTATTATGCAGCTTGCAAACCTTGCTCGTGCCGGGCAGAACCCGATGGGGCTTATCCAGCAGTTGAGCGGGCAGAATGCTCCTATCATGCAGGGCTTGAACCTAATTCAGGGCAAGAGCGAAGCACAGCTCCGAACGATGGCGCAGAACCTCGCCAAAGAGCGTGGCATTGACCTAAACCAACTGGCAAGCGTTCTGAATTTGACGCTTCCGAAGTGAGGAGGTTCTACAATGGACGATATCGAAAACATTCATTCCGAAAAAGATTTTGACATCAACAATCTGTGCGGCGATGGCAAAATATGGGTTCCTTTAATGCTCGGCTTTATTTTTGGGGCTGCCAGCAAAAAGTGGGACGACCCGAAAGATAAAAAAGACAATCCTCCGAGTTAACTTGATAATCCCAAAATAAGCATCTCTCTAAGCGAAACGCTTCTCAGTTTTGCGGACTTGATAAAAACCGCTTTTATCTGGCTTCGCCCATCGCACACGGCGGTGGGATAGCATAACGCAAAACTGAAAGGAGTTTTGTTATGGACGATTTTGCAACTGGCTATCTGGCTGGGCAGGACGGCGGTAATAACAACGGCGGCTTCTTCGGCAACGAAGGTCTGTGGGCGGTTATTATCCTCGCCATCATCTTCGGCTGGGGCAACGGCGGCTACGGTCGGAACGGTGGTGACAACGGCATGAACAGCTACATCCCTTATCTGGTCGGTACTGGTGCAACCGGTCAGGGCGGCGCAGATACTCGTGCGGCTCTGTCTGAGGGCTTCTACCAGCAGGACACCTCTCGCTCCCTGGCTGGCATCCAGAGCGGCATCTGCTCTCTGGGCTATGACCAGCTGGCGCAGATCAACGGCATCAACGCCGCTATTGCTGGCGGCTTTGCTGGCACCAATCAGGCAATCTGTCAGCTCGGCTACCAGAACGCACAGCTCGTGAACGGTCTGGAACGCAGCGTGTCCAATGGCGACAACGCCATCAACCTTGCTATCATGCAGGAGGGCAACGCTCGGCAGGCTGGTCAGACCGCGCTTGCCACGCAGCTGGCATCTTGCTGCTGCGAGAACAAGCAGCTGATCGGCGATCTGAAGTACACCATTGCACAGCAGGACTGCGCTACCCGTCAGGCTATCGCAGACAACGCCCGTGCCATCGTGGACAACTGCAACGCCAACTTCCGCAGCATGATGGACTACTTCACGCAGGATAAGATCGCCACTCTGACTGCTGAGAACCAGAGCCTGAAGTTCGCCGCTTCTCAGGATCGTCAGAATGCGCTTCTGACCACTGTGATGTCACAGCAGACCGATACCATCCTGAACCGGGTCAATCCTCGTCCGATTCCCGCTTATCAGGTGGCAAACCCCAACGTGGGCGTGAACTGCTGCGGCTGCTGCTAACTCACACACTCCCCGATAACACCGGGTGAACCATCGGGGCAGGGGTAAGACACCTCTGCCCCTGATTTTTTAGGAGGAAACTACTATGGCTTGCAAAACAAGCTGCAAACTCTGCCCGCACTTGGTCATCAGTCAGGCAGTCACGTTTGCCGACGATACTCTGACCATCAACATCCCTGCTGGCGCATACCAGAACGGCGAAAAGTATTGCATTGTCGTTGCTCAGAGCTTGCCGGACACGACCACCATCAACGCCCCTGTGGTCATCACCATCGGCGCAGGCACGACCGCATACCCTCTGACCGACTGCAACTGCGCTCAGGCAACCGCTGAGAGCATCCACACTCGCACCCGATACGCTACCCGTGTGGCAACATCTGCCACTGGCACAGGCACGTTCAAATATCTTGGCTGCTTCTGCCGTTCCCACGCTGGCGCGCCTGCGTCCATTTCCTAAGGAGGTATTAGATTATGGGCAAGACTAATTTTCGCCGCATGATGATGCTCCGCGACCACGACAAAGACCGTGAGCCGGAACGTGACCGCCTTGAGGAAGAGCGTGACCGCAGAGAGCGTGAGTTTGAACGCCGTCTGCGCAAGCTGGAAGATGGCAACGACCGCTATTCACACTATCCGCAGGAGGAGAACCGCTACATCGACCCCTACCCTATCTCCCGCTACCCTGACGTAGAGTATGGGCGCAAGATGCCGCAGATTGGCTTCTCGCAGAACGGAGACTGGGACAAGCGGTCTGGGCAGTATGAGCATGGCGGTGCGGACAGCCGCTCCATCAAGATGCCACGCAAACACCTCACCCACGATGAAGCGGAGGAATGGTGCGACAGCATGGTAAATGCTGACGGCACGAAGGGCTGTCACTGGACGCTGGAACAGACACAGGACGTTGCCAAACAGCGCAATATCACCTGCGACCCGAACGATTTCTGGGCTGTCATGAACATGATGTACTCGGATTATTGTCAGGTCGCAAAGCGGCAGTCCGTTGACACTCCGGGCTTCTACGCTGACATGGCAAAAGCGTTCCTTGATGACACGGACGCTGTGGACGGCAAGGCGTATGCCTACTGGGACTGCGTGACAGATAAATAAAAACAAACCCCTGCATAGTTTAATCGGCTGTGCAGGGGATTACTTTCTATTATAATGATTAGTTTTACTCAAGCCAATTGATGAAATATCCGTTGTACTTAAACTCTTTTGCCTCATTCGCGGCCTTAATCAGATTCTCCGCAAAAGCAATCGCCTCATCCGGCGACAATGTTCGTCCAGGAAAACATACTTTGCTACCGATTGAAGTGTCAATTCCATCTCCACTTCTGCAAATTTCAATGCCGCTTCCGTAAGATTTCCTTCTCTGCTTCAAGTCTTCTATATTGTAATCAGAATATTTCACTTTGTCCATGTGAACTCTCCTCCTTAAATTTCAGCTTTTAGCTTGTTCCTCTTTTCTTCTGCATCTGTGTGGCTTGTATGTGCGCATTTTTCTCCCCTCACATAAATTATTTTTCTTTGGTGTAGTACAATTCCATATCTGCCTTGTACATATCAAGTTGTCTTTTGCTATCCACAAGTGTGTTAAAACTAAATCCCGCTGCAAAAGATACGGCAATGGACAAAATCAAGTGCGCTGCAACCCATTTCCCCGCAAAGATAAACGGAATCTGAACTGCTACGGCAAAAGCATCGAACAAAAGAATGTAAATGCCACGTTTAACCATTTTCTGTAAGCGGATAATACTTCCTTCGTAAAATTCCTTCGACCTCATCATACGTCAATCCTCCAAAAAATCTTCCCGTTCAGTTCTTTTCATCCAATACGAACTTTACGAGTTCTTCAATTTCTTCCAAATTGATGATTATTTCATACCATCCTGCTGAATGCCCTTTATCGTAAGCGTATTCCCAAATTTTTGCCGCTTTCTTTTCTGAAATCCCAAAACCGACTTCTTCTTGAATCGTCTTATAAATCTCTGCGTAGATTTCATCCTTGCGCTTCATTTTTTCTTGATTTAGTCGCTTAACTTCATTGTCGTAATCATCGTTATTCTTTTGCGCTTGTTCTTTGTTCCACTTCACCGACTTATCTTCATCAAACACAAAATTTGATGGAATTCGCTTGAAGCCATAAGGCTTGCATCCCATATTTGCCATTGCTTCATATTTCTGCCCAATATCAGTCCACACGTCATTCATCCAAGAAATCCTCCAACTCAATCTTCCCATCTGCAGCCGCAACTGCCAGAGCGTACACGAACTGTCCAATCGTCATGCCGTGCCGTCTGGCTTCACGGTTTATGTACTTGCGTTCTTCCTCGCTCATAAGGATGGTAATGCGCTTAGAACGCTTGCCATCACCGCTTGCAACACCCTGATGCGATTCCGGCATCGGGAATTTTTTCTTTGTCAAACCAGCTTCAGCCAGTGCGCCGGGTACATCGCCCTGTTCAATCAAACGCTGCACTTCTTTTGCCTGTTTCAGATTCTTCGGCTTACCTCTGCCTAACACGGCATCACTTGGCTTGCTTTCGCTGTCTTTGGCTTGCTTCGGCTTAATACTGCTTAATTCTGCTTCATTTGGCTGTGCATGGCTGTCTGTGGCATCACTAGGCTTAATTGGCTCTTGTTCGGCATTATTCGGCTTTGTTTGGCTTACTTCTTCTTCCTTTGGCTCACTTCGGCTTAATGTCTGTTCCGAAAAAACAGGCTGGAAGTCAAACCCGCCCAACAAGCCGGATGTTTTTTTGCTGGACTTTTTCATTTTTTATCCTCCTTTGGCGGCTTAGGCTGTTCCATCCAATGCGTGAGTTCGGCATTCATACTGTTTGAATAGTATCCATTTATGTCAGCATGAAAAACCGTTTTTCGGCTATCACAAAGAACCCATTCATCGTAGGCATCATCATATTTTGCAATAGCATTCTCGGCGACAGTTCCAAACATATTTGAAAGGCTCACGATATAAGTTCCTTTGTGTTGAGGTCGATTTTCTGGGTCATTGGCATCAATCCACCGTGCCACAGGCCGCAACGTTTCCGGGTCGATGATAGGCGCATTTATAATTTTTTCTTTTACAAGAGCAATTCCATCTCTCCAAGCGCCAGCTTCTTCCTTACTGTAATTCTTGAGTGTATAAAAGTTTTGCTCCAGTACTTTGTCTGCGTCAATCAATCTCATTTTTCTTCCCCCTCCGCAATCATTTTTGCCAGTGCCAAGAAATCCTCTGCGCTGGTGCTCTTTGCCGTATCACCGCTAAACAGGCTGTGCCGCTCTGCCTGTGCCTTACGAACGCCCATAGACGGTCTAATCTTCACGTCCAGCAGCCTTGTTCCCATGCTTTGTGCAATCACAGGAAGCTGCTCTACAACCTCTTTGGACAGGTTCTCACGGCTTTTGTACTGGTTTAGAAGCAGACCTTCAATCTTTAAAGTCGGGTTGAAGTATCTGCGAACGTCACCGATGGTCTGTAAAAGCTGGCTCAATCCGGCAAGCGCATATCGGTCTGCTGTAATAGGCACGACGATGCTATTAGCGGCGATCAGAGCGTTTACAAGCGCAAGACCGAGCTGCGGGGGAGTGTCCAGAACGATGTAATCGTACCGTTCTGACACGGATTCCAGTGCTTCACGCAGCCGGAAGTTCTTGCCAATGTCCCGGACAAGCTGCTCGTCAATGTCCTTCAATGCGTTGTCTGACGGCAGAATGTCACCGGCTTCGCAGTGCTGGATTCCTTCCTCTACCGTGCCCTGCCGGGTCATTACATCGAACAAAGTACATACGTCCTCTGTCTGTGCGCCGTATGTGTCCGTTGCGTTGCACTGTGCATCGCAGTCCACCAGCAACACTTTCTTTCCAAGCAACTGCAACGCACCAGCCAGACAGGTGCTTGTTGTGGTCTTTCCTGTGCCGCCCTTCTGGTTGGCGACAGCTATAATTTTTGCCATTTTATCACTCTTTCTTTATTCGTATATCGGCATTTCTGCCCACGCTTCCACTCTTGCAATAAAGCAATCGCACGAAGAAATGTTCAACCTCTGAAACGATGTGCTTACAAACTCGCCCTTTTCAATAAACGCTGCGACTGTGTTTGTTGCCGTTATAGATTCATCTTTCAGATAGACCGTTTTTACCGAACATAAGAACAGACCTTTCGTTCTTTCAATGATTTCTGTTTTTGGCATCCCATCATCTTTAACGGAATACCACACAATTTCCTGCTTCTTCATACCGCTCCTTTCTGCTTAATGTGCTGCATCTGGCTACTTTTGCAATGCTTCGATGGAATAGAACGCCGGCATATACCTATCCACAACGCCAGCCTTGTCCACGCTTCTAATCAGATAGCCAACAGGTCTGTCCGGGAACGGAGACCTATCCAAAGACAAAATATCCTTATACGCTGCCTTCACCGTGTCGTAAACCGCTTCTCTGCGTCTTGGTAGCTTGATTTCTGGATGCTCTTTCTTCATCCACTTCTCAACCACTTTTGCCACGTCAACGCAGTCCTGCTTTTCCAGTTCGTCACACACAGACCAGTCAAAATCCTCGTATCCGCTTCTGCGGGGCTTTCTCACGGCTTTTTGAGGTTCGATTGGTACTTCGCTTGCCTGTGCTTCAATCAACGTCTCAGACGCTTTAATTTTGGGCTTAAACTTGACTGCCACAGCTTTTCGTGCCACAAGGACTGGTTCATAGGTCACCACGATGTCCGACACGGCATTGATTTCATCCACCGCAACGTCAAGCACTCGTTTGCGAAGGTTCTTGTAAACATCGTAGCTCGCTTCCATCGCACCAAGCTGTTCTCTCAGTTTTTTCAGACTGATTTCATGCGGCTTGTTGTCCATGTTCATCCAATCCCGAAGAATCGAATAAAGCAGAATACTATACTGTGATTTCATCCGTGACGTGTAACGCAGCCGATACCGAACATAGCCGCTTTCGGCAATATCAAAAAAGATTGGTCGAAGGTCAGGGTTGCAAGTGATTGCCACAACATAAGACCTTGTTTCCGGCACATAGTCCAGTTTTGCCCTTGTGAAAAGGACAAAGCTCTCAAACGTGCCCTTCTCTTTGTCAATGGGAATCGACACCGTGTTTCCCAAAAAGTGCTTGATCTGCGGCTCAATCCTTCGTGCATCAAGGCTTTTTAACCCAAGCAGGTCTCTGTACTCTGCCAAAGTGAACTCCACACGGCTGCTACTTGGGTCTCTCGGATTTATTCTTGACAAGTAAACCTCTAGCAACCGAAGTTCGCCTGCCGTATAGTCCCTGAACTTCGCCCAAACAAGGGATTTGCTTTTCTCGACAAGGTTGTTGTCTGATATTTTTGGCATCCGCTCCTCCTTATGCCCTATAATTACGGCACTTCACGCCGTTCTGACGGCGGGAGCAGGTCATGCGCTTGCACCCTTCGCAACCACCGCAGGCTGCAATAGCAATAATGTCATACACAGGGCTGGCAATGATGGAGTAGTGGCAAAGCCCAACTTTCCAACTCCACCGGTTTTGTTCCTCCGTCTTGATGGCATCAGCAGGGACGGAATCCATACGGTCAGACAGTCCCTCGTTGTCGTACCGGGTGATGATGTGCCCAGTCAGGCGATAGCCGGGCTTTTCCGGGAACGCGAACGGCTCCCAATCCGGCTCCGCTGTTGCACTGATCGCAACAGAGTCAACCTTGACGGCGGGTTCGTCATCTTCAACAACAACCCGATAGTCATCATCGAATCTACGTTGCGCAGCTTCCTCTGCGGTGATTTCAGTGCGGTCGATGTCCTCACCGATCAGAAAATATTTTTTCATAATTCACGCCTCCTTTTTGCTGACATGATTATACCACATTTCGGGGGACGTGTCAATGATTTTTGTCCCCCATGGCTTGTTTTTTTGTCCCCCATGCCCTCGTCATTTTGTCCCCCATGACTTGTCAAAACGTCCCCCATGCTTTGTCATTTCGTCCCCCATCTACATATTATATATTAAACAAGAAATAAACAAGAGGTTAAATATCATCGTTAAATAGGCGATGACGATAATTTTCAACAATTTCTTTATTTTTCCATTACAGCTTGTGGATAACTCAACCTTCCATTTGCTAAATAAAGTCTTTCTGGCAATGATTAGTCTTATCTAACGTGTACAAAATGCGAATGAAAAACTTTTGAGCCGGTGTTATGGGGGGACGGATTGACAAGCCACTCAATCGCAAACAACAAATTAGCGCTAATTCGTCATTTATTCCGTGCAAATATTGTCGATTTCCGGTCTATGGGGGACGGAATGACAAGGTAAAGGTATACCTAATCTGCATGAAACGTGTACAAAAAGTGGATAAACGTGGACAAAATGTTCCTCAAAAACTTCGATAATTCGACAATCAACCACTTATATTATTCGGATTTACGGTATAAGAATCGTTGGACTTCATAGCAGCTTCCGTTCCAGCATCTTGTGCCTGATAGAGAATCCCCATCTTCGGGGCGGTTCCGTTCGGGTCTGGGTCTGTCCCGGTAGCCTGCGCTATTTCATAGTTGCCCGATACCATCCGGCAGACAGAGACCCTGTCCTTCAACGGTGTGTGGAGGTTTGCCAGAACCTCCGTCAGCACACCCATATGGTCTGAGCCGTGATCTCCGTACCGGATATACAACAAGGCATCTATCTCATAGGAAGAACATTCCATCATAGCATCTATGAGAATCTGCCGCTTCTCCAGACCAGGAAGGTCATCTTCCAAATGCTCCAGCAGCCCCGGGTAAATGCAAGCGTCCATGTATCGAGCCGCCGATACACCACAGCAGGTAAACCAGCGCATAGCCGTTGGCAGGGAAATAGCTGCCAGGCCTTGTTCCCAATTGGCGACCGTGCCACGATTTATGCCCATCCGTGCCGCCAGCTTTTGCTGGCTTAGACCAGAGTGCATCCGTGCCATCTCTAATGCTTTGGCCGTTCTTACTAAATATTCATCCATAAATTCACGCCCTTTCAACAAAATTCTGCAAAACTGCCGGATTCGACAAGCCAAAAAATGGAAAAAGCTGCTATGGAGAACCAACAGCAGCCTGTGTTATAACTGTATTGTCAAAAAATTCCAAATAGAAAGGAAACAAAAAATGAAAAAAACTGCAATCTGGAACCATGAACGTATGCCAATCATCGACGGAATGCCTGCCAGCGTTCCCGATGGGCAGCCAAACACACCTGAGCCATGGGAGGAAAGCTAATGAACCAAACTGTAGATGATCTGATTGTCCCATACGCCCGCAGACGGACGCTGGAGCTTGTCCTGAGCCTTTCTGGGTACGAAGCTGATAAAGATGCTTACCTCGAAGCAAAAGGCATCCTGGAACGTGCCGTAGCCGCCTTAGACGATGGGCGCGACCCGGCAGATAACATCGAACGCATTAACGGACAGCTCGTAGAACTGTGATTGGAGGAAAGATGGATAGGCGTTGTCCCTTTTGACTTGAACGCTCGTGGCTTCCCCGATGCAAAGTAACGGATGTGAAGAAAACGTTCGATTTTTGCGAAGTTGTTCAAATTATATTGACTACACAACCAAAAGATGTATAATCATATCAAATGAACATTCGTATTTACTGATCGGGAGGATATGCTGCAATGAGCGAACAAGAAAGAGCTAAGATTGACAGGTTTATCGCATGGCTGTTGGAACACCCTGATAAGATTCCGGCAGCGGAGCAAGCCTTAGGCCTAGAATAACAGAAAACCCCTTGCACAGAGCTACACCAGCCCGGCACAAGGGGTTTTTATTTTACCGGGTCAGAACCAGTTCTTTTTTCGGTTTCTACGGTAACGATATTTTCTGCCGTTGCCATATAGAGCACGGTCATTGCCTTTTAACAAGGCTTGCATGAACCAGAAGCAAAAGGCGCAGCCGCACAACAAGTAATACATGGGCTTACCTCACATCTTCTCGATCAGGTTCATCAGAGCTTCACGCTGCTCTTTCGGCATAGATTCAAGTTTTTTTCTAATCCGCTCCACTGCTGCATCGACTTCACTTTGCGGCTGCTGGGGCGGATTTTCTTTTTGTTCGCCAGTGAGAAGGTAGTCTACCGATACGTTGAAGTAGGCTGCAATTTTAGAAAGAACCTCTGCGGACAGGCTTTTGGTTCTCCCGGCTTTCAGCTCGGAAAGAAAACTACGGCGAATCCCGATGTTGGCACAAAGGGTTCCGTCTTTGATGCCCTCTTTTTCGCAGAGTGCATGGATGTTGCTGTACAAGTCCGACATAAGAACACTCCCATATTTGTGCAAGTATACAAATGCACAGAATTTTGTACAAAATAGTTGACTTGTACAGAAGCCTGTACTATAATACAGACATGGGCGGTACAGAACGCTGTACAATATGAACTCTCTGCACCCTTATATTAGTACAGTTTTCCGTACATGTCAATAGATTTTAGCAAATGGAGGTGGAATTTTGAAAGAAAACTTTCGTTCTGGCTTTGAGCTGGAAGTGAAGATAAAGCTGTTACAGCGAGGTATGAAGCAAACGGAGCTGATTCAGGCGGTTCAAAGCGATACTGGATTGTTCCTTGACGATTCGTACCTCTACAAGATTCTTCGTGGCGAGCGAAAGCCGGAAAAAATTATCCAGAGCATCTGCAAGATTCTTGAAATCGAACAGAAGGAGGAATGAACATGGAGAAGATCATCACCTTAAAGGTTGACCTTGAGCACCCGGACGATGCGCACTACGCCATCGACAAGGCTGCGGAAGCCTACGAAGGAAGCAAAAAGCGCTGGGATGCCTTTGAAATCAACGAAGCCAAAAGCAGAGCGCGAGATATTTTGTACAGCCTGTGCAACGATGGTTACAGCATGATCTGGACGATCACTGATGGCGCTGCCGGGCTGACGATCTGGAACGATCTCAACGGGCCAAGCGTTGGTCAGTGTTATATGACCGAAGAAGGGCTATATGATATTTGGGTCGAAAGGCTGGTTGCGCTGTGCATTGCCACAGGTCGGGAAGTCCCGAAGTTCATCACAGACAAGGCTGGTGAGTGCTGGTGACGAATTTCCGCAGGGCGCGAAGCCGCAAGCGCAGACTGAAGCTGGCAATGGCTGCTGGCGTCTCCAGAAACGATGCCAACAAGGCGCTTTTGATGGAGAAATCCATCAACCAATGCTTTGAGCGCCACAATCGGGAAGCCAGACCGAAAGAGGAGATGCAGCGTGAAGATTAAATATTGCGAGCGTTGTGGTCTATTTCTTGGTTTGGTAAACCCTACAAAGAGATATTGCTCGGAGTGCAAGCACAAAATGGACAAGGAACGTGATAAAAAGCGTAAAAAAGGCGCCTACAGAACGAAAACGCAAGAGCTAGAGAAACAAGAAAAAGCGTTTCCGTCTATCGGAGAAGTTCAAGCGCTTGCTGACAAGCTCGGCAAACACTACGGCGAAGTATCAAGGATGCTTGCGTCAGGAGAGCTGACCTATGAACGGTAAATACTACCGCCAGCGGGAAATCCGCTGGCACAGCCGGGAAAAAGAACGGCTGGAACGCATCCAACGTAATCGAAGGATGGCAAACAATGAAGAAAGCAATAAGCAACTTCAACAAAAGCAGTCCGTGGCAGAATCGCTGGCAAGAGGGTGAACCTTTAAGACTGGAACATATTGAGAAAGAAAGAGTGAACAAAAATGAAAAAAAATCAAAGTAAGAATCACATTCATCGAAGCAGTTCTCGGCACATGGCCTAGCAACCAGAACATTGCACGCGAGTTCATTGCCAGCAAGTCCCCGGATGCAAACACCATTGAGGACGAGGTTGCAGCTCTGGGTGCCGACGCGGTAGCAGACAAGGGCATGACGGTTTTCCCCAGGAACGAGAACGGCGAACCTATCTTGTATGACTACCAAATCAAGGGGTTCTTTAAGGATTCCTGCGGCATGCTGGGTCGTATCGGCGGCAAGACCGAGACTGGCAAGAAGAAGGCCGTGAACGAAAGCGGCAAGCTGACGGCCTACAAGAAGGTCATTGATGGGTTGATTTTCGTTCAGCCACGCATGATTCCCATTCATGTAAACGGCGAGATTACCGAGTGCCAGCGCCCACTCCGCGCACAGACGGCACAGGGCGAACGTGTCAGCCTTGCTAACAGCGAGCAGATTCCAGCTGGTTCAACCTGTGAGTTTGAAATTGTTCTTCTGGATGATTCTCACGAGAAGGTCGTGCGTGAGTGGTTGGACTACGGCGCTCTGCGTGGTATCGGCCAGTGGCGCAACAGCGGCAAAGGCCGTTATACCTACGAAGTTCTTGACTGAGTGCAATGGAATTGCATAGACAAGCCCTGATTTGCTCCGCAACGGCACAGTTCGGAATTGCTGATAACAGCATGGCTATGGCATTGCCGTGAGACGCGACGCAAAGGAAATGCAACGAATTGAGGAGATTTGCAAAGGCATGGAAGCGCGTGGAAGAGCAAGGAACAGCAACGGCTATGGATGCAAGGTGTAGCTTTGATAAGCAAAGGAAAGGCAGCGCAGAACATAGCGAAGGAATTGCATAGACCAGCTATGGCATGGAAAAAATAAACGAAAGGGGATAGAAATGAAAGCACTTGTGGAAATCGCCCTAATCTGGGGCATCGTTCTGGCGTTGATTCTTGCAGCGTTCCTTTTGAACCTGTGGCTGGTACATCTCGTTGAACTACTGGTCGGCGCAAAAGGAACATGGGGAATCATTGTGGCAGCCGCTGTAATGGCAACCGGATGGATTTTTAATTTTGGCAGTAAAAAGGAGAACCAATGAAAACTTTGAAAGGAACAGCATTGTCCATGATCGGTCTTGTCGTGGCAATTGCAGCAGTCGGGTGCGGTGACACGATTCAGGGCTGTCAGACCACCGCGCAGATGTTCGGCTGGGTGATTGTATCTTGCGGTCTGCTGGCGACGTCTATCGTTCTGTGCGCGCTGGCTGTTAGCGCTGAAGAGGAAGAACGCAGCGAACGCGAGCGCCGGAAAATCAAGCGTGTTGCCCACCACACCAGCGAATGGAGGGATGCTTGATGAAGTGCCCGATGTGCGGTAGTGACAACATTACAACGGTTGATAGCCGGTCTGACCACGACAGCATCGTTCGCCGCAAGAAGTGCATTTCCTGTAACCATCGGTGGTCTACCATCGAAATCGACAAAGACCAGTGGTACAGCGCACTGCAAATCAAAGAGGAACGCAAGAGAGGAAGACCAAAAGATGATTAACCTTGACAGATTCGGTGGTGAAACAGAGCCGGAGGACGGCGTATACTTTATGACCAACAAGCAGATGGCGGAAGCGAAAGAAGCTGACCGGTTGGCAGCGATTGAGGACTTGCAGTCCGAGATTGATGACAGGGAAGCAGAGCTGAAAGACCTCCGTGCGCAGTTGGCAGACCTGATGGCTGGTTGATTTTGTACAGCCGAATTAAGCCGAAGTAAGAATAATGAAGCCTAATGAAGCCGAAGAAAGGAAAGAAAATGGGCAAATACAAGAAAGAAATCAAACATTGCACAAGATGCAACAAGCCATTTTCGGCATACCCGGAAAACGATGAAAAACTTTGCGCAAATTGCAAAAAAGCAGATTACGAGAAAATGCTTAAGCTGAATGGCCATACGCCGAAGCATCGTCTGGTAAGAAGCGTGGGTGACTCCTTTATGGAACTTTCTGCTATTCCTAATACGTTAAGCGCCGCTCAAAGGGATAATACCGTTTCCATTCAAAAGACGTGCCGTGACTGCGGCAAGCCTTTTGAAATTACCAGAGCAGAGCGCATTTTCTTTGAATCGCATAACATGGCACTGCCAAAGCGTTGCCCGGCTTGCCGTAAAGCGAGGGAAGAAGCGAGGAAGGAGAATAACTGATGGCAGTATTAGTAATGGTCTATGGTCATTCCGGCAGCGGAAAGTCCGCTTCGCTTCGGAATTTTGACCCGGAACAGGTGGCGGTTATCAACGTGCTTGGTAAGCCGTTGCCGTTCAGAAGCAGCATGAAAACGTACATTACCAATGATTACGGCAAGATTGATGCCGCAATCCACAGCACCAAGCGGAAGTCCATCGTCATTGATGATGCCACCTACCTTATGACCGGCGAGTTCATGCGGAACGCAAAGGTCGCCGGATACCAGAAGTTCACCGACATGGCAGCCAACTTCAACGCCTTGCTGATGCGGGCGAAGGAACTGCCGGACGATGTGGTGGTCTACTTTTTCGGGCACAGCGAATGTGGAGAAAACGGTGGAGAAAAATTCAAGACTGTTGGGAAAATGCTAGACGAAAAAGTCTGCATCGAAGGGTACTTCACCATCGTCCTAAAAACCGTTGTACAGGATGGGCGATACCTGTTCAGCACTCGCAACGATGGGATGGACACCGTGAAAACCCCTCTTGGGATGTTCAACGATGCGCTGATCGAGAACGACCTTGCCGCTGTAGACAAGACTATCCGTGAGTATTACAACATCCCGGTTCAGCCGGATAACAAAGGAGAGTAACAGATGAAGAACATCAACTGGAATGACGTACAGGAAGCCACCGAACGCCGCGACCTGCCTGTCGGCGGCTATGTTGCTGGTATCTGCAAGGCAACGGACGAACCCGCAAAGGAACGCCTGAACATCGAGTGGGAAGTTGCAGAGGGCGAATTCAAGGGCTACTGGCGTGAGCAGACCGCTTCCCTTATCGAGCGCGGCAAGCTGAATCCTGGCGAATGGGCATGGGGCGGCAAGACCATCAAGAGCTATAAGGAAAAGGCACTGCCGTTCTTCAAGGGCTTTATCACCGCTGTGGAGCAGTCCAATCCCGGTTATAAGTTCAATAACGATGAAAAAACCCTGCGTGGCAAGCTGGTCGGTGTGGTTCTCCGTGAGGAAGAATACATGGGTAACGATGGGAACATCAAGACGAAGCTTGTCGTTGACCGTTTCACCAGTGTTGACAAGATTCGTTCCGGTGACTATGAGGTCAGACTGAAGAAAACGCTGGCTGGTGGGTCTGGTTCTTCGCCTGATACCGGCGACTTTGCCGTAATTCAGGACAGTGAAGATTTGCCGTTTTAAAATAACGCATCAACGTAAATTTCAGAAAGAGTGATAAGATGAGAAAAGAAATCGAAATCAATGTTAAGCACATGGTTTCACCTGATGCAACAAGTTGTGCATACGGAGAGGATGTTGATGGATATGTAATGGCTTGCCATTATCACGTCCGAAGAAACAGAACACACGGAAGAAAGGCTCCTATGGAATTTGACCTTCCTAAATGTCTTTTGTTTGAGTGCTGGCTTGATAAGCCGTTTCATAAATGCGAAGCCTGTAAACAAGCTTGCAAAGACAAAACGGACTGATCGCCTACCTTATATAAGAGCTGCGCTATCTGGCTATACGGGCGTTTGGAAAGATGAAAGTGTTGATTGCTTGCGAGGAATCGCAAGAGGTATGCAAAGCCTTTCGTGCAAAAGGTCACGAAGCCTACTCCTGCGACATCCAGGAACCGTCCGGTGGGCATCCTGAGTGGCATATTCTTGGAGATGCGCTCAAGGCTCTGGAGGGGGGGGCAAATCGTTACGATGGACGGCATGGCGCACGAAGTCGGGAAGTGGGATTTGCTCATTGCACATCCACCTTGCACACACCTGGCTGTTTCTGGTGCACGGTGGTTTACGGAGGGAAGAAAGCCTCTCAGCTTGCGCTTTGAAGCGGCTGCGTTTTTTATGAAGTTTGCAGAAGCAGATATTCCGCGAATTGCCATTGAAAACCCGGTGTGTGTAATGTCTACGTTATACAGAAAGCCAGACCAGATTATCAATCCATGGCAATTTGGGCACCCGGAGCAAAAAAAGACCTGCTTGTGGTTAAAAAATCTTCCCAGGCTAACCGAAACCGACAATGTATATGAAGACATGATTTCTCTTCCAGTTAAAGAAAGAACCAGGATATGGCAGCTTGGAAGCGGCCATGCAAAAGAACGAAGTAAAACTTATCCAGGCATTGCAAGAGCAATGTCAGAACAATGGGGTTGATAAAATGATTACCTGTTGCCTCAACTGCATATCACGCTGCACAGCTTGCCACGACACTTGCGAGAAGTACAAGGCAGAGAAGGAAGACTTCGAAGAGCGCAAGGCATTCGTGCATGAGTTGAACCACAGCCAGAGCGTGTACCACCGCAACTACGAGGACAAGCACCGGGAACGTGGCAAGAAGCGGTTTATCGGAAGCGAATTTAGAGGTGAACGAGGATGAAAAGAAAGTATAAGCCGGGCGGTTACATCATTTCACTTGATGACTTGATGAAACAGGAGTTTGTTTACTGCGCCGGAAAACTTGTTCACAAAGGCTGGTTTGGTAGCTGGCAACTGCGATATGCAAATAGCGAACTTGCTCGGCTACGTATCAGAGAAGCAAAAAAAATCGAGGACAACACATGAACACCGGAAAGCAGTTTGAAGCAGATTTCAAGGCATCTGTTCCACCCGATGCGTGGTGCTACCGACTGAAAGACAGCGCTGCCACCTACTACGGCGGCAACGAGAACCTGTCCTTCTCCATCGATAACATCTGCGACTTCCTTGTGTACCGTTACCCGATGAACCACCTGTTTGAGCTGAAAACCATTGAAACGCCCTCTATCCCTCTGGAAAAGGTGTTCGGTAAGTACGACAAGGCAAAGTGCAAATACCGTAAGGAAAAGCACATCACGGACATGGTGGATGCAATGGGGTACAGCGGTCAGACCGCCCATGTGATAGTCAATTACCGGGCGGTCAACCGCACCTTTGCAATTCCAGCCAGCAAGGTTCTGGCGTTCCGATACAACGAGAACCGCAAGAGCATCCCTTGGCAGTGGGCAGAACAAGAGGGGATAGAAGTCAAAGCAAAAAGGCTGCGTGTCCATTGGCGATATGACGTGGATAAGTTACTAAAGAGATTGGAGAAAAAATGAGCGAAATTTGTTTATGCGACCGTTGCGGAGATGCGTTTGAGATTGAATATGGATTCACAGGAAACGGAATCCGAAAAATCGTTGTGAGCCCAGACGGATATGAGCGTTCTTCCGAGTGCTGTTCAATGCTCTGCCCCTCTTGCATGGCTGCACTCAACGACTGGCTGAAAGGAGAACAGAAGTGAGTAAGAAAATTTCAGAAATTCTGCCCAAGACCGAAATCTTGGCGCAGTTGGCAGAAGAAGCGTCTGAACTGGCACAGGCTGCGTTGAAGCTGCGCCGTGCGCTGGATGGCACGAACCCGACACCGAAGAGCGTTGCGGAGTGCGAAGCAAATCTGATGGAAGAATTTGCGGACATAAGTAACGCAGTCAATGCTTTATGCGATGCTTGGTTTGGAGATAGCCTCGATTCCGAATGCGAATTTTGGGACGCAGAGCTTGAAATTGAGGACGCTAAATACAAACGTTGGCTCTCTCGCTTTGAAGCAAAGGAGAATAAAAATGGCTGAATATCATGTTGGATGCGGGCTATTCGGAACCATTTATGCCGGAACGATGATGAAGCAGCGGAAAGATGGATTGCAGTTATGGAGAAGCAAGTCTGATGTGACCGATGAAGCAGTTTCCGCTGTTCTGTCTCATTTTATTACTGAAATGGAGCGTTCCGACAAAACGAAGCTCGAAAAGGTGTGGGGCGTTATTGGAAACAAGAAGCTAAAAGTTACATTCGAGCTTTCCACCGATAAGGAGCAGTCGGATGAATAAATTCGGAAACTGCCCTCTATGCGGTAAACAGGTCAAGCCGACCAACCTCCGCAAAATCGCACGGCAAAACCAGTTGTACGGATTTCGCATGGCTCTGGATGGCATCGCAACCACATGGGGCGCACTGATTCAGAACCTTCGGTGCGATGCAGACCTAACCGATGAACAGGTGCAGAAAATCATCCGCATTGGTGACAGGTACTGGGAGATGGTTGGGCAGTTCAAGAACGAGGATATGACACCTGACGAGTTTGCGGATTACATTACCGCAAAGTCAGAGCAGGTCGAAAAAGAGCTGAGAGAAAGGTGGAGCTAACAATGTTTGAATTTGTAACTCGCTGGCTGGTCTGCCTAGTTCTGCTGGCGGTAGTAGTTCAGTCTGAACGGACAATCAAGTACATGACAGACAACCTATTTGAGAAACAGAAGTCAATGATTGCCTGGCTGTTCGTCAACGTGTATCTGATCGTTGGCACGGCGGTTACGATGTGGTGGAAATGATGGACAACGAACTTTACTGCCCAATGAAACTAACCAGCAATCCGCTTGGTCGGTGCATCTGCGAAAAAGAAAAGTGCGCTTGGTGGCGGCAGTTGGACGGTTGCTGTGCAGTCTGGTGGATTGCAACCGAGCTGGATAAAATCGAAACGAAAATGAAGAGGTGATAACTCTTGGCAACACCCCCGAAGCGTGGTCGTGGCAGACCGCCGCTGACTGAAGCTGAAAAGAAAAAGCGTGAGAAGCGGGCACAAAAGGCAAAAGAGCAAGCCGCTGCGAAGCGTGAGAAAGAGCGAGAGAAGAAGAAACAGCAGATGCTTAACAAGCGGAAATCTATCCGATCACAGGTGAGTAAAAAAATGAAAGAACAACAAGAGTTGGCTATCGAGAAATCGAAGATGATGAACACAGGCGATTTGCAGTCAAGAATCGGAGATGAAGAGGACAAGAAAGTTGTCGGCATGATTGCCGCAAAGTATTTTGGCGACCTTCCGAGCGTGGACATGAACAACCCCATTGAAGTGCAGCAGCGCCTTGACTTCTTCTTTGACGCTTGCATCGAAGCCAGAATCTCCCCTGTGGTGGAATGGATTGCATTGGTTCTTGGCATCGAATGGCCTAGCCTGAGACAGATTATGACAGGCAAACGCCGTGACGACAGCTTGCAGCAGAAGTACATCCTGAAGTTAATTCTGCAAATGCAGTCCATGTGGGCATACAACGGTATGTATGGTCAAGAGAACCCGGCAGAGTGGATTTTTCGAGCCAAGAACTACTTCGGTATGCGTGACAACGTGGAAGTCACCGTTGCGCCGCCTGAACAGCCGTTGGGCGATGCCCAGAGCGCAGAACAGCTTGCCCAGAAGTACCAGACGGCTTTGCCGAAGGGGATTGACGTGGATTACAGAGAGGTGGAAGAACATGACTAACGGAGATTTTATTCGCTCTATGACGGACGATGACATCAGGGAAAACCTGACACCGGGCATCTGCGAGCTTATCAAGCATCGAGACCCGGAGCGTTGCCAAAACCGTGAGCATTGCTTCCATTGCGTCAAGGACTGGCTGAAAGAGAAAAACAAAATCATGGTGAGGGCTGACAAATGGGAAAATTGATTGACTTCTCCGACACTTGCCTACGCACGTTCCTGCCTGTCCTCTTGCAAGACCACACGACAGGAAAGAACATCATTTGGGCGACAGACCCGCCGCCTGAACTTGGCGTGGGCTTTGCAGATGAAATCACGATGGAACAACTGGACAAGGTTCAACTTGTTCCTCGTGTGCAGAAACAAATTGCAGACCAGAAGAAGCGCACCAGCAAAAAAGCAGAGGTGTTTACGCCGACTTGGGTTTGCAAGAAGATGACAGACGTTGCCGAAAACGACCTGAAAGGTGAGGACTGGAAGGAGTATATCAACAAGACTTGCCTTGAAGTCACCTGTGGAGAAGCACCGTTCCTCACAAGCCGATACGACACCACGACAGGGCAGATGATTGCCGTGCCGGACAGAATCGGTCTGCTGGATAGGAAGCTAAATGTTCTGGCAGAGCAGTTCCATGACTACGATATGTGGATGTGCTGGGCAATCAGCGCCTACGCATCGACATACGGCTATGAATGGCAAGGGGACAATCTCTTGCTGGCACGGTGCAATCTGTTTCTGACGCTGGTTGAAAATTTCAGGTATCGGTTTGATGCAAAACGGCTTGAAATTGGCTGTATGCCTATGTTTCTTGATTGCATTGCAGAGATCATCTCATGGAACGTCTGGCAAATGGATGGTCTGAAAAAGACCGTGCCGGGAACGGACATTCCGTGCAAAATCAAAGACTGGAAAGCCTACAAAGAAATCCTGTTTAAGGATGTTAAGGAGGATGACTAACATGGGATTGTACAAAGTGCCTGTTGAATGGAGAGAACGTGGATATTTACTTGTTCATGCTTCTACTCAAAAAGAAGCAGCGAAAGTCGCAATGAACGGTCTCGACATATACCCTTTGCATAATCAGCCGATTGGTGGAAGCCTTAAACTTGCATTTCCAGAAGGCTCCGAAACTGAATATATTGCAAGGGTAGCGCCGGGTTTTGAGGAGGACGACTAATGCAGACTGACAGAGGACTCTACCACAAGCGAGTATGCGACCGCTGCGGAGCGGTACAGGGCTGTAGAATGATGAACCCTGACGAATACTTCAAAGACTGGGCGTGGCGCAGGGGCACCGGCGACCTGTGCCCGGAGTGCTATGAGGAGTATAAGCGAGTGATCGGACGGTTCAATGCCAACAGAAGGAGAAATAGAGGGCAGATATAATGAAAAAGTGCGCTCTTTACAGGTGCAAACAGTGCTTTGCGACCATGACGGACGAAAGCGATGTCAGAATCGACAAAGACATTGTTGATTGGATGTTTGAAAACGAAATGGAAGAAAGTAAAATTGGGTTTATCGCAAAATTCAAAATAAGCGATAAAGTCCTCATTCATCGTTGCGCCAACAACACTGTTGGTTTATGTGAGTTTATCGGATGGAAGGAGATAGAGGAATGAACTTCTATTGTACCACCGAACATTGCTCTTGCATGGGCATCAAGCAGTTTTCTGCTGGCAAGGCTGTCCGATGTACGGCAGAAACCTGTAAGAACAAATCCGAGCCGTCCTGCGGCTCTTGCAAATGGTACGCAGAGCCGGAGGGCGTGTGCGTGAACGACCAGTCAGAACACGTTGCAGACTTCGTGTGGGATGAACGTGGCTGCAAGGAATGGGAGAAAAGAAAAAATGACAACTAAAGAAACATTCGCCATATTTGTTTTGGGGTCGCTCATAACATTCTTTGTTGGAGCCTTTGTCACGATTTTTGAAATGTTTCTTTGGGATATGACCGATGACATTTCGCTTGGATGGTCGTGGAAGCATCCAGAACGTTCTACAATTATTCATGTAATAATAATTGCGGTTATTAACGCCACTGTCTTTGGCGGTGGTCTTTTGGCTGTATGGCTGGCGAAAGGATGAGAAAATGAGCTATGATATTTCGCTGTGCGATCCTGTAACGCACGAACCGCTCAAAGCAGATAGTACGCATTTTATCGCTGGTGGTATGCTCGCTATGGGCGGAACGAAAGAACTGTGGCTCAACGTCACCTATAATTACGGTCACTTCTATTATCAACCGGAAGTGTTTGGTGAGAACGGCATCCGCTCCATCTATGGCAAAACAGGCGCAGAAAGCATCCCGATGCTAGAAAAGGCTATTGCTGCTTTGGGTGATGATGTTGACGACAGAAACTACTGGAACGCAACAGAAGGCAATGCGAAACGTGCGCTGTACGGTCTGCTGGCGTTTGCAAAAATGCGCCCTGATGGTGTATTGGAGGGCGATTGAGTGAATAGCACGATATGGCATCCAGCAAGCGAACCGCCGAAAAAGCGAACGACACCTTTGTTGCTTGCTAATAAGACAACGTGGCGTGATAAAGATGGAAAAATGTTGCAATGATTCTCGCCAACAGCGTACTTTCTCGGCTGTTACGCAGACGGTCAGTTCTGGGACGAGATAGGCGAGAGACTGCCGAAAGATGTGACGGTGACGCATTGGATGGCGTTTCCGATGGTATAGGAGGGCTTATGGAAAAGAATGTCGTTGTTACGCAAGATATGGTTGACGCATTCACAGAGGAAATGCAGGAAGCATACAAAAAGTACGGTGATGATGAAGAAATCGTTCACATCATGATTGGCGGCATCATGTGTGAAACCTTAAAAAAGCTGGGATTTGCAGAAGGTGTGAGAATCTTTAACGAAGCACCGAAATGGTATGCGTAAGGAGCAGTAAACATGACGAACAAGAAGTTTGGAATCATCGTTATGGACTTGAGCCTTTTCGACTTTGGGCCGAAACCGCCTTGCGGGTACATCAAGGCAAAACATATCCGCCCAGCGTACGGCAAAGGCGCAAGGCCTGTCAAGGCGCATAAGCGAATCACGAGAACGAGAGAGGGATTCAGAAAATGAAAAACTTGTCAAAGAAGCACCTGAAACAGATTTACAGGCGCAGAAACAATTTCACTATGCTGAGCCGGTTCTTCCGCTCTGCACCAAGTAATCGAGATGATTACAGCAAGCTGATGGACTGGCGTTGGAGCATGTGTACGAACGTCTACTACATGATTCCGGGTGAGAAAATTAAGAGAAGGAGCAAAAGGACATGAGCATGGACGAAAAGGGTAAAAAATGGAAGAACTCAAAAGATGCCCATTCTGCGGAAAGAACGCAGTTTACATTGGTGTATGTGACGATGAAGGCAACTTTCATGGTCATTTGGGATGCGAGTACGAACAAGACCCGTGGAGCGGGCTTTCTTATGACTTGCATCACGAAGGATGGGGCAAATGTATCCTTTGCACGGATGGAGACAATCAAAGCATGGGTGGCGCACTGTTTGACACGGCAGAGGATGCTGTCGAAGCATGGAACAAACGCTACAAAGAGGATTGAGCATGGACAAAAAACGAGACAGCTTTACATTCCAACGATACTACTTTGAAGCCATCTCCACACTCAAAAGTAAAGAGAAGTTGGAACTATACGATGCAATCTGTGCATACGTTTTTGAAGGAAAAGATGCAACTTTGAACTCAAAAAAAGCAGAATCTTATTTCATTTTGATTAAACATCTGCTCGATGAAGAATCAAAAAGAAGCGATATTGCGTCAAAAGGATGGTCTACACGAAAGTCAGCTCATCCTCATATCATAAATGAGATGAAAGTCAGCTCATCTATGAGTTCAAAGTCAGATGACAATGAGCCCATTGTATCAACTGACAGTCAGATGAACGTCAAGACCCTGCCGGAGAGTGCGGTCAAGAAGAAACCTGACATCTTCTCCGACTTTGCTCATGGCGATAAAGCCCTGTTGGAATCCCTGCGAGAGTTCGCACAGATGCGTACAAGAATCAAAAAGCCTATGACAGACCGGGCAAAACAGATGCTCTGCAACAAGCTGGAAAAGTTTGATCGGCATGACTGGAAAGCCATACTTGACCAGAGTATCTATGCAGGATGGCAGGACATTTACGCATTGAAACAGGATGACCAGTACGAGCAAAGTACGGAGATGGAGTTTCCTAGACTATGACAATGGACGTTCAAACGGTATTTATCGGTGCGCTGATGCTCTGCAAGCCGGGCGTTGTGGATGAAACCATACCAGACCTTGAACTTGACTTGTTCAGACCTGAGCTGAGAGATGCTTTTGCGGCTGTTCAGGGATATTGGACGGCTAGGGGTAAGATAGATATAGTCGAGATAAACACGCAGCATCCAGACGTAGCGCAGACGCTCTTGGCGTGTGTACAAACCTGTGAATCAGAGTGTGTGCGAATTGACAGGGAGCAGATGCAGCGTTGGGTACAGCTTATCAGAGAACAAGCTGCACTCACTCGTGTGCAAGGCCTGGCATTCCAGATGACCAGCGAGCTTACCGACTATTCTGATCTATCAGACATTTACCAGCAGATGGGCGAAGCAATGAGCCTGAAAGCTGAGGAAGAAGATGCGTGGACATACGAAGATGTGCTGAACGACTATGTGCTTCACATGGACGAGAAGCCTGTGTACATCAAGACAGGCCTAGAGCGTCTGGATGAAGCACTGCACATCTCACCGGGTGATTTTATTATCATCGGCGGCAGACCGTCTGCGGGCAAGACAGCCCTGTCTCTGCAAATAGCAGCAAGCATGGCAAAGCAGAACCATACCGTGTACTATTTCAGTCTAGAAACCAGCAAACGCAAGCTGGGCGCACGTCTGATGGCTAATCAGATATACTGCCCTCTGGACACGGTGAAAAATAAGGCGGTCAGCTTGAATGAGATTGACGGACAGGCAAAGAACATGAAGATGCCCCTATATATCCGCTCCGCTGCCGGGAAGAACGTGGCGTGGATGAAGGCTCAGGCTCTCCGTAAAAAGGCTCAGGTCATCTTCGTAGACTATCTTCAACTCATTCACGAAACAGGCGCAAAGGACAGATATGCCGCCATTACAGCTATATCCATTGCCCTGCACGAGCTGGCACAGACCACAGGCATTGTTGTGGTGGCACTGGCACAGCTTAATCGAAACCCATCCAAGCCCGGAGCAACGCCTACTAACTCCGACTTGCGAGAGAGCGGACAGATTGAACAGGACGCAGATGCAATCATCCTTCTGTCCGGCGATAACCCCGACAAGTACCTGTTCCGGCTGAGCAAGAACAAGGAAGGTGGGATAGGCGACCTTCCCATTACGTTTAACAAGCAGATTCAACGGTTCCAAGAGTATACTTGGATGGATTGAAAGGAGAAACACATGGATACATTGGATAAGTTCATAGACAACGTACAAGCAGGAAAGGGAAGATACGGTCTGTGTGATGCTTGCCTGAACCGTAAAGGAGACTACTGCTTGTTTTACAATTTGTATCGGCGAGACGAGAACGGAAAGCATACTGTAACGGCTCAAAAACTCGAAAGGGTAGAACGATGCAACTCTTTTAACTATGCTGGATGGCTGATATAAGCCTATAATCGCTTCTGCGTTCGTATTATCCCAGTAGAATAGGCAAGAAAAACAGATAACAGGGTCAGGGCGATAAAGTTATCATTTGAACCTGTTGGAATGATTTTTCTATTGAGTTTTCAAGGAGAAGGAACATGAAATCAAAATGGGACACTGCGCATAGAAATCCTTTTGAAGATTTGATGAAATGGCACGATAGCATTTTGCAAAGCCAAAAACGAAAAGAGGAAATCGTGAAATCTGTGAAGAACGGATATGGAAAATACGGATTGTGTGATGCTTGTCATAATAGGCTGGATGACGAATGCTTGCTAAACGGAGTGCGTGTTGGAACGGAAATTTTTAAGAAAGAAAGGCTGGAAAGGACAGAGGAATGCCCGTTTTTTAATTGTCGATGATAAAATCACATGGTGTAGCAGGGCTGTCAGCAATGGCAGCCTTTTACATATACGCACACAGAAGCCCTACAAACGCTTTTAGCGTCAGATGACAAACTTATCGGCTAAATACAGAAAACAGCTCTGGCACGGCTCTACGGGGCTGTGAGCGCATTGTAGAGGTCTACGACTATTGCAGGAGGAGAAAATGGAATACATGACAACCGATACAAAGGTCAATGGGTACATGGTCTACCCTCGATTCCTCTCGACTATTGGCGTTAGCCCAACAGAGAAAATTGTTTACATTTACCTGTTCAATCGTGCAAGGTCGTCACAGAGGGCAAGCAGAAGCGGAAAGTTTGCTGACCAACTAGGGCGAGTATACATCGTGTATCCCATCAAAGACCTTGCTGCCGATACTGGATTCACAGAACGATGGGTCAAGAAGTCTCTGAAAGAGCTGGAAGAAGCCGGGTTGATCGAGCGCAAGCGTGAAGGCAAGAACAAGCCCGATAAGATATACGTCAAAGTGCCGGAAAAATCGTCAAAGAGCGAAAGGGGAGGTGAACAATCATTCACCTCTGAGGGGAACGATACTTCACCTGTGAGGGGAACAATCGTTCACCTCCTTAATATAGAAGAAAAGAAAAGAAAAAAAGTTATTAAGAAAGCGGGCGACCCGCCCGATGGGAACGCCAGCACGCCGGACTTCGAGGATGTGAGCGAGTATTTTTTGGACGCTGGATGTGAAAACAGGCTTGCCAGCAGGTTCATGAACTACTATGAGGGAACAGGTTGGATGACCAAGACCGGAAAGCCTATAACAAACTGGAAGGCCTTTGCTGATATGTGGATTGACAGAGAGCAAGAGAAGCAACAGTACAGTGAACCAGAGTTCAATCGCCTATAAAGGTTCCTTCCCCCTACAACCCTCTATCTCCAAAAGCTATACCGTTAGCCAGCAGAGCAGACCGTAGGCGAGAACTAGCGTGAGGTTCGGACTGGTGGATGGCCTACGACTATTCCAGACATGGAGAATTGACTTCATTTTGTAGTCGTTTGAATATGTACAAATGTTGCATAGCGGTATGAGCAATTGATTACAGATTGAAAGCGACTGACCAGTCGGATAGTTTTATTAGACGGTTAAAAGTATTGAGGTATTTGCCAAATGAATAATCCTATTTGATTGGTATGATATGATTGTAGTTGTCAGTAATTAAATCGGAGGAGAACGAGCCGAATCGGATGATACGACTATTACGGTGGAATAATAGTTAAAAAGATTGAGTAATTGCCTTCGGCTATTATAATAAGTACGATTGTTAAAGATTTTGAAGCAATGTGATTGGGATTAAAATTGACGGGTGTCTTTACACATATTGATTTTTTGGGGGGTCGGATGGCTTAGCGACTATCGCATCTCACTTCCCATAAAAGGCGAACGACTATTTCACACAAAAAACACACGACTATTTGACGATGATTCGCAAGAAAATCCTACGACTATTGGCTACGACTATACCAGCCGGAACGTTACGACTATTGCTGACCTCTATTAGCTATCGGGCGAAAGCCCGAAAAGAGAAGCGGCGATAAGCCGCCAATGGTTCCGCGCCGCCGTGCCAGGGAAAAAACATAATGCTAGGCTAATGCCAGGCTAACCCACGCCAGGATTCCAGCCGCCAGGCGTGGGAAGTATCGGCACATCGCCGGGCTGGCATGGTTTGCGGCCTGCTGCACCGCCTGGCATGGATCTATAACAGGACGCACCCCTGCACCCTTATATACATTATTATAATGGGGCGGCTGTGCTGACCTGTACAGCGTCCGACGTGGTATCTAGTATCTGGTATGCGCTGGAGGTGTTGCGGCGCTGTGATGTGCTCCAGTGTGGCGCAGGCGGTATTATAGCCGCTTGTGTCGGTCTGGTATCTGCGGCGTTAGAATGCGGCAAATAGCCGGAAAGACCGCTGTAAAGCTCTGTATGCCGTTTTGCTGCGTGGACGGTATAACTTGCATGGACAACACAAAACGCGCTGTAAACGCTTGCGTGTGGCTGTATTGTAGCAGGGCAAAATAAAAGCCCTGCACCATTAGCAGATGCAAGGCAAAAGAAAAGCCCGGCCATTTCTGACCGGGCGAAATGCTTCTTATTTAGACGCCTTAAACAGCGCCGCAAAGAACCAGAAGAAAAACAGGATGCAAGAAAAAATCATTTTAAAACCTCCTTGTATCCATTGCGCAGGCAATTGCTGCGAATTGTGTCGATATCGGAGGCGCGCACTTGCGGCACGTCGAGTGAAACAAAATCAAGGTGCATTGCGCGGAAAGTTTTTGCACAAGTATCAACCCACAAATAATTGCAGCCGTTTTCTGCCGTTTTTGTCCTAAACTCAAGTAACATATTATAACCTCCTTATACCACGCTAAAACGCTTATAAACGGTCTTTTTGCTGCACTCTGCATAAATATCCGGGTGAGCTGCCTGCAAAAGCTTGCTGTCAAGTCGGACGCTCTGCACATCCTTATAAATGGCCTTTGCCGTGCCCTGCACCATCTCAGGCGCGCCGTGCATCATGTCGATTATTTCAGCCTTCATAGCGTCGTTCATTGCTTCAAGCTCTTCAATCAGCCGCTTGTTTTCGCGGTATGCGTTCACTTTTTCTTCAAACGTGGTCATTTTTTAGCCCTCCATTAGCTTTTTGTAATTCAAAATCTGTTCACGCGTTAGCCATTCCGGCTTTTGCTTGATGCTGTCATACAGGTAAAGCATACTATCAATTTGTTCTTTTACGTTTTCAGCCCACAAATATTTTTTATGCCGTGCGCCGAAACCCAAAAAATACTCGCAATCAATCCGCATACGGTCAAGCAAGCAATATTTTCTTTCGGTGGAAAGAGAATCTAAATATTTTTGATATTTCATTGTTTTTACTCCTTATTAGCTGTTAAGAAATGCAATCATTACAAACGCGCCGCTAATCATGCCGCCGATGTACCAGAGGGTAGCCCACTGGGTAAAGTCAAGTGCAATCATTATTTAACCCTCCTTATACTGCGGGATGTAGCCCAGCACATTAACCTTTGCCGGGATGGTGTAGTAAATCTGTCCATAATCGGGGCACCAAACAGCGTTGTATTGCTTGCCGTCATCGCCTAGCGCCTTGCACTCCACCTCACAAGTAAAGCGTTTTAGAGCGGTTTCTGTGAGCATTGCCGCCACATCTGTTGCGGGCTGTTCGTTAAACACTGCAACTGCCTTTTCCGCGTCTGCCAGCGTGTCGAATGCGCCTAGTGTCCAGCCCGCGCCCTCTAAGATGTAGTCTACCATATACAAGCCGCTTTCACTGCACCAGAGCCACACAACGGGCTTAATGGTCATTTTGCGGTTATTCTGGGCTTTATAGAGCTGGTCAAGTGTGCCAGTCATTAACGTGCCGTCCTCAAATGTGGCGGTATAAAGGTCACTACATTTATATGCCTTTTTCATGGTTTTGACCTCCTGTTTTGTGGTGGTGTGGTGGTGTACATCCTCTGTACATTTACTATTATACATGATTAAACGTACAAGTCAATAGGATATTCAAGATTAAACGTACAAGCACATAAAAATGTTGCGCGTGCAACATACAGGCATTGCACGCTCCACGCCATCCACCGCCCTGCCACCGGTATGATCTGCCCGGCGTGGTCTGTCTGGTATCGAGTGCAGACCGGTGCAGCGTGTCCAGCGTCTGGGCGTGTGTGCCTTGCCTTGCGTGGTCTGCCTTGCTACCTGTGACGTGCAAGCCGTCCGGGTGCGCTGGGGCTGGGGTCTCCACCGGCGGGGTATATAGCCGCCGCCCAGCCCCAGCCCGGTCAGTCTTTCAACCACCGAAAAAATAAAAAAGACCCACCCCATTTTCACAAATCAGAACCCATCCGATTGTGCAAGTCTCCAAAAATTCCGAAAAATACAAAAAGGCCCATTTCGGAGCCTAGATTGTGCTATAATCAGCTAAAGGCAATACGCCAAAGAAAGGAAGAACTAAAATGAGGAAGAGAATCATTGCGGCGGCTCTAGCAGCGGCTATGATGCTTGCTATGCCTATTAGCGCAATGGCAACTGCAAAGCCTGATGAATGGTCTGCTCCTATTGAGCTGGAAGAGACCAATGCAACACAGGTGCAACCCATAACAATCAAAGAATCCCATAGCCATCTTGAAACCAAGTACGAATACGGCAAAACGAGATACTATGTGTTCTACGCTGTATTGGTTGAGAATCCTAACACCGATTGGGCGGTCGATTTTGTTTCGCTGAATGTCACGGTATACGGCGAAGATGGTTCCGTCTTAAAAACCGATTCTGAAACGCTGGACTGGGTTGGCGAGGGCGATTCTTATTGGTATGGCGATTATATCGCTTTTGATTCCGATGGCGTTAAGCCAGCAAGAATTGAATACACGACAAGCGCAGAGAACTGGAACGTTCACGAAGCAAGCCCTGCCAATCAGATTGTTCGTGCTGGAGAACTTGCTGTTACAAACGTTTCCAAACGTGGTTCCGGCTATGATTTGCGATTCACTGGACAGGTTACGAACAACAGCCAGTTTACAAGCAATGCGGTCAAGGTTATTGTCCTTTACAAGATGAAAGACACCGAAGGCAATGAAGTTCCTGTTGGCGGTGAGTATACTTACATCATGGATAGCCTTGCTTCGGGCCAAACAGCATCGTTTGAGCTTTATCCATTGAGTGGATTTACTGGTTATAGCTCTTATGAAGTGGTTGCCATTCAAGATTGACCCATAACACAAAAAGCCAGCGGCTAGATGTTCTCTAACCACTGGCTTTTCTTATGGGCTATTTACTTTACGATTTCAGCGTGATAGGGGTGGTACTCAACATTAGGCAAGGGCATCCAATACTTCACATTGTGCATGATGCACTTGTTGTCCCGGAGCAGAACCGGCTCGATCTCGCCGTTTTCGTCCGGCTCAAAGGAAAGCTGACCGCTATCGACAACCTTTCCGTCACAAGCGATAACAGGCTCGTGGACGCACTCGCCGTAGTCAACGGTGCGCCAGAGTTTCAGCATGGTCTCGAAAGCGTAGTTGAGGTATTCCCCCATATCCTGAATCTTATCTGCGGTAAGCATAGTTGTTCTCCTTTCACATGGGCATCTGGGTTTGGCCGTTCGTGACCTGAACCAACATAACAGAGTTCGCACACGGTCTCCACTTCTTGATGTACTCGACTGCTTCATCGAACCGCTTCTTCGGCACGTTGTTTCTGCTGTTCACGTTGAACCAGTCCTGGATGTCCCGGTTGCATTCCATGAACAGCTTCTGAGAGACGCTGCGGCTCTTGTAGGCCGGGCTGTCCATGCCGCCAAGAGCGTTGATAACTACTGTGTTCACGACACGCTTCAACACACGCTGCTGGTTGTAGTCGATGGTCATAGTGTTCTCAAGAGCGGAAATGCGCTGCTCCTGTTTCATGGTGCGCTGGTCAATCACAAGGATTGCTTGCAGCTCCTTAGAAAGCCCTGCGAACTGGTTGACGGATACGTTCTTTTCAAGGTCAATCAGCTTCTGGCGAATTTCCATACCCTCAGGTGTCCGCTGAATCATTGCAATGTGCTTTGCCATGTCCAGCTTGATGATGTGGTCGATTTGAACCTGTGGCATTTTACGCCCATCTTCACGGTGAACATTTTTGTTCTCCGTAAAATAGTCCGTTCCATCGACAAACCCGTATTCCGCCATACGGGGGAACCAGATGTGATAAGGGGTCTTGATTTTGAGCTTTTCGTGCAGTTCCCGACCCAGCACAACCTTTTCGCCAGTGTCGGTGTCGTACACAGGGATAACATCTTCGGAGAAGATTCGGATGGTTTCGAGATTATTATTCATAGAAATTTGACCTTTCTATCTTGCGAGAGCAGGCCATCTCTGGTATAATAACCCAAAGAGGGTCTATACTCTCTGAGTGTTTCATAAGACGTTCGCTGTGGTCGCCAAACTTTAGCGAGCGTCTTATTCTTTTTCATCATCGGGCATGGGGTACTTCTCAAGGTAAGCATCGCGGACGGCCTGTGACAGCGATACGCGGCACTTCTTGCAGTGTTCCACCAGCAGTTCATACTGACGATCAGTGAAACCAACGGCTACCTGATGGCGGTATGCTTCGATGTAGGGACTTCTTGCCATGTTCTTATCTCCTTTCTTTGAGGTGCATTAAGTGTAATCGCAAAATGTAGTAAAGTCAAGCGGAAATAGACCAACGAAACACTACATTTAGTGTTCGTTCATCTTGACAAACCACTTTCTACGTTCTGCACAAAACTCAGTCCTTATTTTTGTTCGCTCCCGCTTCGTACCCTGCCCGGTAGTTCAGTTCGGACAGCTTACCCAGCGCTTCTGCGTACTCCCTGTCCTCGCTGGTCGGCTCTTTGCCATGTGCAAGGGTTTTCAGAAATTCTTCGGTTGTCGTGGGAAAGTTCATGTTTTTTGCTCCTTTCTATTGCAGAAGTTGTCTGCTTCTGCTATAATAATTGACAGAAACCGAGACTGCGCCCTTGGTTGCGCAGCTTCTGTTTTGTGGTGGAATAGGTCGTCAGTGCTACTTTGGTCGGTATGCTGACGGCCTATTTTTTTATGCCACAAAGGATAAATCTACCGTTGTTGGCTGATTGATCGTGTGTTCTGCTGTCTTAGATTATAGACGCTTGGTATATAGTTGTCAACAGCCCAATTTGTATAATTCAGTCACGCATCTGTGACATTTTACGCATTATAACGTAAATTTACGTTATTTGATAGTACTTCCGTAAACGGATTAGTTTACCCTATTGATAGTAACTCAAAAGATATTTTTCGATAATTCGTAAGGCTACTATTCAAGTATACAGTTTGTAAAGCAACGAAAAAGTTTACAGCCGTCTGACCACCCTATTGATAGTAAAAAGTTAAAAATACGTAAACTTTATCTTGACGATTAAACGTACATGGTGTATAATAGGGTCAAGAAAGAGAGCTGGTAAAAATGAAAAATGTAGCTGCGTATGTCAGAGTTTCCACAGATGGGCAATGCGGCGAAGATAAATTCGGAATGGAAGCCCAGAAAGAGCAAATCGAAGAATACTGCCGCAAGAATGATATGAATATCATCAAGTGGTTTACTGATGCTGGTGAATCCGGTGCAAAGGAAAGGCCGGGATTTGACAGTATCGTGTATGGCGATGTTTCTAATCCTCCGTATGAAGCGGTTGTTGTTGCAAAAAGCGATCGAGTTGCAAGAGACATCAACGTTTATTATTATTACAAGATGCTTCTGCTCAAAAAAGAGATTTCTCTCATTAGCGTTGCGGAAGATTTTGGGAAAATGGGAGTTTTTTCTACAATGCTTGAAGCGTTTACCCTTTGCTGCGCTCAAATGGAGCGTGAGAACATCACGAAAAGGACTTCTAGTGGCAGAGCCATTAAGGCTGCAAGCGGCGGCTATAGCGGTGGCAAGGCTCCGATGGGATACGAAGTTAAGGATGGTGAACTCTCAATTAAAGAAGATGAAGCAATAATTGTTCGGCGTGCTTTTGAATTGCGTGATGCTGGCAATACAATTCGTGGAGTAGCAGACAGATTGAATGAAGAAGGCTACTGCGGCAGAAACGGAAAGCCGTTTACCTCTAGCACAATTCAATCAATTCTTGGAAACAGAAAGACCTATGAGGGCTATTACCGTTACGGTAAAAGTGATGAATGGGTGAAAGGAAAGCAAGAACCTATTTTGTAAAAGATACGGAGGGCATTTTCATGATTGAAAAGAAAGTTGAAGAATCAACTGCTTGCAATGCGTTTATGAAGAACGCAACTGCTGTAATTCTTGAGTATGTGCTTGAAGTTGGAATTGATAAAGCTGTAAAAGATTGCGTTAAAGATAGCGAAATCGTTCATTGTTTTCCCCATCTTGAATCCTACGCAAAGGAACACGGATTCATTTGACCCGCCAGACATGGTATCGGATTGCTGAACAGAGAAAGGCTGGATAATATGCAGGGAGAAGAACTGATTGTTAAGAACGGCAGTATCACACTGCGGTCTATGCTTGACTTTGGAGGATTCCTTGAAATCAAGAGGTTTTTGGAAGCCTGTCATTCGGAAAATTGCACCGTTACCTTTGCAAACGAGGAAATTGTCATTTCCCCGAATGAATACGATGCTGCTAAAGATGCTCTCGTCTTTATTTACGGTACACTGGCAGAAAGACACGGTATTATCGAAAAGTATCTCCGCTATAAGCTGATGCTAGGAGATGAAAAACCGAAGCCCACTTTACATAGTCAAAGAAAGGAATAAAGCATGAAACCCGTAAAATTGTCAGATCAGAGCTTGAAACTGATTGAAACGTTGTGCGATTACACTGACAAGCCCGATATTCTCAATGCCATCGCAGACGCCTTGTACTACGATGCAGACGAGCTGAAACGCAGGCTCAACCAGCTTGCAGAAGAAGTAAAATAAACTGTGCAACCCATTTATTAAGATGGATTTTAGAAAATAATTTTCTGAAGTGAAATTATAAAACCGAATATTTGATTTTTGTGCAGTTGTAGGCACTCTTTACATTTTCAGGTAGGGGGTGCCTATTTTTTATGCAGCCAAAGCAGTGTATCGCCATCATTGACAGCATCAAAGCGTATGCAAAGCAGAATCCGACCGAAGCACAGGTTTATGAGGACTGGTTTCAGGCGGTGGTGAACCTGAGAGATGCCATGCCGCAAGACAAGCGGTTCGATGCCTACAAATACTCTGGTGAGCTGCGCTCTATCTGTGCAGCCATGATGGGCAAGATGAAAACAGGCGAGGACGTGGCGAAGGTCTATGACATTATCGGCCGGACATACCTGTTTGAAGCAAAGGACGTGTTCGACAGCTATTGCATCTACCTTGAATGGAATCGCGCACCGGAGAAGAAATTCTATCAGCCTAGACGCAAGGTTCTGAAAGTGCTGGCAGATGACCTTGAGGACTTGTTTTATAAGCGGATTGACTTCTTGGGAGTTAGCTTACCCGCTCGCGTCGGAAAATCGACGCTATGTATTTTTTTCATCACATGGCTGATGGGCAACCGTCCTGACGTTGCATCGGTTATGAGCGGACATTCTGACAAGCTGACAAATGGTTTCTACGGCGAAGTGCTGTCCATCATCACCGACCCTGTGACCTACAACTGGGGCAAAATCTTCCCTGACGTTCAGCTTGTGGATAAAAGTGCAAAGGACGAAAGCGTTGACCTGAACCGAAAGAAGCGTTTTCCCACCCTGACCTGTCGTTCCATCGGCGGTACGCTGACTGGTGCTGTTGAAATCGGCGAGGGCGGCGTTCTGTACAGCGATGACTTGATCGAGGACTTGGAGGAAAGCCTGAATGTTGAGCGTTTGAATAATAAATACGATGCCTACCTGAACCAGCTAAAAGACCGCAAAAAGCAAGGCGCATTAGAGCTGATGGTCGGCACACGCTGGAACGTGCTTGACCCTCTGGGGCGCATCCAAAACCAGTATGCAGACAACCCGAAGTACCGATTCCGTGTGATTCCTGCGGTAGATGAGAACGGGCACAGCAATTTCAATTATGACTATGGCGTTGGCTTTGACGATGCCTACTATGCTGATATGAAAGACAGCATTGACGATGCAACATGGTGGGCAAAGTACATGGGCAAGCCCTATGTGCGCGAAGGCTTGCTGTTCCCTGCCGATGAACTGCGGTATTTCAACGGCGTTCTGCCTGATGGTGAGCCAGATCGAAAGCTCATGGTCATGGATATTGCATGGGGTGGCGGTGACTTCACGGCTTGTCCTATCGCTTATGTGTACGGAGATGCTGTGTTCATACCTGACCTTGTGTTCAACAATGGCGATAAGACCGTGACCAGACCGGAAGTCGTGGGCAAAATCATCCAGCACAAAATCAACGTGGTGCGCGGCGAAGCTAACAACGGCGGTGACGAATACTGTGACGTGGTGGACAGCCAGCTTCGGCAGCAGGGCTATCACTGCTCTGTCCGCAGCCAGCGTGCGCCAAGTGGTCAAAGCAAGCTGTCCAGAATCATCCAGTATGCGCCGGACATCAAACGGTTCTATTTCCTTGATGAAAAGCACCAGTCGAAAGAGTACAAGGCGTTCATGGAACAGGTGACGATGTTCACGCAGCTTGGCAAAGTTCCGCACGATGATGCACCGGACAGTCTGGCACAGCTTGCCGATGAACTTTATAACGGAATCAGTAAAATTGAGCCTGTCAAGAGGCCATTTTGATTAAAAACACAATATATTGTGTTCGCTGGGTCTATTTATTTGATTTCACCACTTGACAAGGCTTATAATGTACGCAGGAAGTTTTGCAGCTTCCCTTAAAGGAATAGCTTACACGCGGGGTTTTGTCATTTTTACTCGCGTGCGTGTCAACAAGCATATTCCTCCTTTCACCGGTGGAGGCTTTCTCACTCTTTCTCCTTCACCGGACTTTATATGTTGCGTTTCCAATTATAAGGGGAATGCCAGCCTATCTCCCCCACGGCTGGCAAGCAATGGTTCGATTCCGTTACGCAGCACAACCAACTACCTAGCTTTGCATGGACTTATTCTCCAAAACCTCCACCGCTATTCCCGGCTCTCAATGTAATGTTTAGGCATGACATTGCAAAGAGCGGCGGTTAAACAATTAAGCCGGGTTTTTATGTTGCATTAGCTCAGTATGGCTAGAGCATCCGGCTCATAACCGGACATACATTGGTTCAAATCCATTATGCAGCACCAAAATTGCAGCTGACCCGTTTACGTCTGTCCAACAACTGAATGTAAAGGCTGCAATGGTTTTCTTCGGGCGAAGAATAGCACGACTGGAAGTGCGAACAGTTTCCCAGTAGCTTCTGACAGGTCTGTGCTCAACAGCCTGTTTCCAGAAATCCAACGAAAGGAGCACAGATGGTAGCAAAAGTTAGGTGTAAGCATCCTCACAAGGATGCAAACGGCAATCCGTGTGATTGCGGACGTTATCTTGGCGAAGTGGAAGGCAAGTTCTCTCTTCTGTGCCCTCTTTGCCATTGGATTACGATTGGAGATTCCAACCTTCCAAAAGATACATGGGTCTCCGTACCAAAGTTTAAGAACTGAATAGCTTTTGAAGCGCAGTTGTAAGCGCAGTGAGATAGACCTTAACAGGTTTGTCTTGCTGCGCTTTTTATTTTGCCGGAAAGGAGGAACGCATGGCTGAGTATCAGATGGTCGTTGGCGGCTTTTTGAATAATCCGCTGACCGGACGCAGACCGATTGAAACGCCGGAGACTGAAATCAATCGGGAGAATGTGCTGAAAGTTGTCATGGGCAAGGCAGAGCCTATTCATCTGCTGAACAAGAATGAGATTCGCTTCTTGCACAACTACTACTTGGGCAGTCAGCCTGTCCTCCTGCGCACGAAGGAATACCACGCTGAAATCACCAACCGCATTGTGGAGAACCACGCCAACGAGTGCGTGGGCTTCTACACAGGTTATATGAGCGGCACACCGTGCTCTTATGTGCGGTCTGAAACGGCAACAGGTGACGGCGAGGAAATCGCCAGCCTGTCCAACGCTTTGCAGTATGAGGGCAAGGACGCACTTGATCGGCGGCTCTGGCAGTGGATGTTGGAGTGCGGACAAGGCTACCGCATTGTTCTTCCCGACAAGGGGTACAACGGCAACTACCCGGATGAAACACCCCTTCTGGTGGATGTTCCAGACCCCGACATGGCGTATGTGATTTACAACTCCGGCATCGGACATAAGCCCATTGCCAACGTTCTGCACATCCCACGCAATTATCAGAATGACCTGAACGACCTGATTTGCGTGTATACGCCGAACCAGTACTTTGAAATCGACAACGGCAAGGTCACAAAATCGGAGAATCATTCTCTTGGAATGTTGCCGATGGTCGAATACAAGCTCAACCCGGAGCGGATGGGCCTGTTTGAACCGGCTATTCCCGTTCTGGATGCCATCAACGACCTTGAAAGCAACCGTTTGGACGGCGTGGCGCAGTTCATCCAGTCCATCATGGTGTTTACCAACTGCCTTGTGGACGAGGATGCGTTGAACAAGGTCAAGGAATTAGGCGCAATGTGCTTGAAATCCACTTTTGGTTTACCCGCTTCTGTATCGCAGATTGCAAACGAGCTTGACCAGCAGCAGAGCCAGACCCTGCTTGATTCCATGTTGAACGTGTATCGTAGTCTGACTGCCATGCCTAGTGCCACTGGCAGCGAGAACGCAACGTCCGACAACGTTGGCGCAGTTATCGTCCGCAACGGATGGAATCACACCGAAGCAAGGGCGCAGCAGTACGAGAATATGTTCAAGTACGCTGAACGCCAGAGCCTGTCTGTGATGCTGAAAATCCTGCGTGATACGGCTGGTTCTAAGCTAATGGCAAGCGACATCAACATCAAACTGCCCCGCCGTCAGTACGATAACCAGCAGAGCAAGGTTCAGATTTTCGCACAGATGATTCAGCAGCCGATTGACCCGCAGTTGGCGTTCACTACGCCCGGTCTGTTCCCTGACCCGCAGGCTGCTTACGAAATGAGCAAGCCCTTCCTGATTGCCTCTGGCAAGCTGGGCGAGGATGGCAAAGCCCCGAAACCTCAGGAGCAACAGCCTGAACAAGTTGTTGAAGCCAACAAAACATCGGACGAACAGTCTGACAGCATCAATAAAGAAACAGAGGGCGAATAGCCCTTTGCATATTCCGGCAGGGAAGCCGGGATATAAATTTCGCAGCGTTGCAGGGAAGCAACGGTAAAAAAACGCAGGAGGAAATTAACGATATGAAACTCAATGTGTTGCTTGGTGATGCCTACAAAGAGGGCATGACCGCCGATGAAATCATTTCTGCGCTTGAAAAAGTTGCAGACCCTAGCGCAGAGGTTGAGAAGCTGCGCAACGCCGTGACAAAAGCTAATGGCGAAGCTGCCGAGTACAAGAAGCAGCTCAAAGCAAAGCGTACCGATGACGAGAATGCCGCACAGGAACAGGCTGACAAGCTGGCAGAGATGCAGAAGCAGATTGAAGCCCTGACTGCCGACAAAGAGAACCTCGTCAAGGAAAAGACCCTTGCATCTTACCGTGAGAAGTTCGTTGCACAGGGTTATGATTCTGAACTGGCTGGCAAGGCTGCATCTGCGCTGGCTGACGGCGACATGGACAAGGTGTTTAAGTTCCAGTCGGAGTTTATGACCGCCCATGACACCGCATACAAGGCTTCTCTGCTGAAGGATATGCCCACGCCTCCGGGTGCGGATGGCAAGGGCAGCTCTGATAGTGAGGGCGTGGCGTTTGCCAAGAACCTTGCGCAGCAGAACGCAAATGCTTCTAAGGCATCGAGTGACGCAATGAGTGCTTTCCATTAACATAACAAGGAGAAAAACATGAAGTTTACCCGAAACACGGTCAACGGAATCAACGATACCATCCTTGCTTCCAATGACTACACTGCCATTCCTTTTACCGTGACCGAAACTGCTGCGGTTAAGGCTGGCTATCCCATGACCAAAGCTGGCAAGAAGGCGACTTCCGCCACCGCAGATGGCATTCTGCTGTATGACGTTGACCCGGCAGAGAACCCCAATGCTTCCCTGCTGATTCGTGGCGTTATCGACACCAAGAAGGCTGCTGCAAGCTCTGGCTTCACCTACGATTCTGATGCAATCACTGCGCTTAAGACCGCCATTCCCGGTATCTTCTGCCGTGACAACATCAGCGTAAACGCTTAATAGGAGGTAAAACAACATGGCACTGAATCTTAAGGAAGTCTTTGCCCCGGCTGCGATTGCCGCCTATTGGACGAATGACCCTTCCAATGCGATGCCTTTCGCATCTGATGCACTGTTCCCTGCAAAGAAGAAGGCCGGTCTTGACCTGAAGTGGCTGCGTGGTCACAAGGGCGTTGGCATTTCCCTGATGCCCAGCGCATTTGATGCAAAGGCTACGTTCCGTACCCGTGAGGGCTTCAAGTTTGATGAGACCGAGATGCCGTTTTTCCGTGAGGGCTACCATCTTGGCGAGAAAGACCGTCAGGAAATCCTGCGTGTTCTGGACAGCAACGACCCCTATGCTCGTGACGTGATGAACCGTCTGTACGATGACACCGCACAGCTTATCACTGGCGCACGTATCGTTCCTGAGCGCATGATCTGGCAGCTGCTGGCTCCCGCCAATGGTGTTCCCGGTATCACCATCAAGGCGAACGGCGTGAACTACACCTACAACTACGACCCGGACGGCACTTGGAAGTCCACCAACTACAAGGAAGTCTCTGCCGCAAAGTCTAAGTGGAACGTCACCACCGCCACCCCCATTGCTGACCTGAACGCCGCAAAGGACGCTGTTCTGGCAAGCGTGGGCGAGGTTGTGACTGAGGTGTACATGAACACCGCTACCTTCCGCAACATGATTGCTGCGGATGAGGTGAAAAACCGGTTCATGACCGTCACCGCAAAGGCAAACGCCGTTCTGCTGGACGCTGAAGCACGGCAGATTATCGAATCTGCAACCGGTCTGACCATCCATCTGTACGACAAGATGTTCAAGGCAGACCAGTACAGTGCAAGCGAGAAGTATCTGCCTGACGGCATGGTGGTTATCACCCCTGCTGGCGCGCTGGGCAATGTCTGGTACGGCACTACTCCTGAGGAAGCCGACCTGCTGTCTGGCCAGTCTGGTGCATCTGTGTCCATTGTGAACACCGGCGTTGCCATCACCACCGAGCTGACCGTTCACCCGGTCAATGCCAACGTCTACGCTTCCGAAATTGTCTTGCCTTCTTTTGAGCGCATGGACGCTGTGTACTGCATTAAGGCTTACTAAGGCGAAAGGAGGAAAGCAGCATGGGAGACCAGTATTCTGAGGCGGCAGTCAAGCTGGGGCAGTACATTGCTCCTGCACTTGACCGTGAAGTCACGGACGAGGACTACCCACTTTTCGATCTGCTGCTCGATTTCGCCAAAGACAAGATATTTGCACAGGGCTATCCCTTCGGCAACAGACCGGACGAGCTGCCCTTGCAGTATCAGTCGTTGCAGATACGCATTGCAGCGGAACTGTACAACCACATCGGCGCAAACGGACAGACGAGCTATACCAACAACGGCATTACTCGTGTGTGGGAAAGTTCCGATGTGGCACAGTCCCTGCTGAATGAAGTGGTTCCGAGAGTAGGTGTTATCGGCTGATGTTCAATGGAAGCCCGCTGGATAAGCGCCCACTGTGGTATTCAAACCCGGTCGGTGAGAAAACGCCTGTTGTGGATGAGTGGGGAAACGAGACTGGCGAATCCGCATACGAATCGTGGAGTGACCCCGCAAAACTGATGCTGAACGTCAGCCCGCCTACTGGTTCTGCTGAAGCAAGTCCTTTTGGGGCGTTCACGGATTACAGCTATGTTGTCAGCTCGTCCAGCAAAAAGCATAATACTCCACTTTATGAGGGCACGCACGTTTGGTTTCAGACGGACGTTTCAAAGCCCTTTAACTACATTGTGGTCAAGGTCGCAGAGCATATCACGGACACGTTGTATGCGCTAAAAGAGGTGGCTGCAAGTGAAAATTAAAGTGAGGTTGAGCGATGCCGGACTTCGTGATGCGGAACGTCAGATACGGGAGCACAAGACCACCCTGAATCAAAAAGCGCAGGAGTTTGCAAAAGCACTGGCTGACAAAGGGCTTGACGTGGCAAAAGTTCGCTTTGCTAATGCTCAATATGCTGGCAGTAACGATGTTTTTTGCCGTGTTGAGCAGAACGGAAACACCTGTACCATCGTTGCAGAAGGCAAGGCGGTTGCTCACATCGAATTTGGCACCGGCGTTTCTCATTCCGCTTATGGCGGCGAACTCCCTGCTGGTGTGGGCGAACACGGAACATACGGCAAAGGGAACGGACAGCACAAGCGTTGGTACTACTACGGCAAATCTGGCAACGCTGGCACGCCTGTTAAGCAGGTCGATGGCAAAGGTCAGCTGAATTACACCAGTGGCAACGAACCAGCTATGGCTATGTGGGGAGCTGTTGAGGAAATGGCTTCTCAGGTCGAAGCAACGTGGAGGGAGGTTTGGAATAATTGATTGATTATTTCAACTCTATCTACACGGCTGTTGCTAAGGAACTGCGAAAGCAAGTCCCCGGCATCTTTGTCACCGGTGAAATCAACGACAGCAATGTCAAGAAGTTCCCGTGTGTGCAGATAGAGGAAAACAACAATGTTCCAACTCACAAGGATTCTTCCAGACGAAGCAAGTATGCTGCCATTTCCCTGCGTGTGCGTGTCTATTCTAACAAAACCAGCGGGCGCATTGCAGAAGCTCGCTCCATTGTGGACATCGTGGATTCTGTATTGGAACCACTCAATTTTTATCGAAAATCGTTTGCCCCGTTGAATGGGCTGTACAACAATTCCGTCTATCGGATTGATTGCAGCTATGGGGCAACAATCGGAGAGGACGGAATGATTTACCGAAAATAAGGAGGTAAACATTCTATGAGTACTGCTATCTCCGGTCTGAATACCACCCTGTATTGTGGCGACAGCGCAACTGCTCTGACGAAGCTGTGCGACATTAAGGATGTACCCGACCTGATCTCCGAGCCGAATCTTCTGGATGCAACCACTTTGTCTGACCCCATGAAGGTCAACATCTTCGGCATCATTCAGTCTGATACCAAGTCTTTCACCGCCAACTACAACAAGACTGACTACAAGAAGGTCAAGGAAGCTGGCTACGATGAGACTTCCGAGAGCAACACCGTGAAGTACTACGCCCTGAAGATGCAGGACGGCTCCGGCTTCACTTGGCAGGGTATGCACCAGGTCGGTCTGTCCGGCTTTGGTGTGGACGAAGTTGTGAAAATGACCATCAACTGCATCTTCACCAAGAAGCCTGAGTTCAGCGAGACCCTGACTGTCAACGGCGGCTAAACCGCAAAAATCGAATCAATCAAACCGGGCAGAACTGAACATCGGATTTGGTTCTGCCCCTATTTATAAAGGAGAGCGTTTATTATGGCTGCTAAGGTTATCAACTTTCATTCCCCCGATGGCAAGAACACTTACGAGCTGACTTTCACCCGTGACAGCGTGGAAGCTACCGAACGTGCAGGCTTTCAGATTGGCCAGTACACCCAGATGACCAATCTGCTGTCCAACTCCCGCGCTCTGTTCTACGGCGCGTTTATCGCCCGGAATCGTGGCATCAAGCGTAAAGTCGTGGACGAAATGTTTGCCCACATCGACGAGAAGGAAGAGCTGATGGCTGCGCTGCTCGAGATGTTCATGGATGCTTCCAAGTCTCTGCTGGCAACTGACACTGAGGACAAGACTGCAAAAAACGCAACGTGGGAGATTGTGTAACCGCACAATCTCAGGAATCAGACGGAGAGAGGGAACCGTTTTCTTTCTCCAAACTGTTTCACGATGTAGAAGCCTATTACATCTCCATCGGTATGACCTACGACCAGTTCTGGTACGGCGATGTCTGGCTGGCTAAGGTATACCGTGACGCAGAGGAGCTGCGGGAACGCAGAGCCAACACAGAAGCATGGAGAAATGGCTTTTACATGGCATCTGCGCTTTCCTCTACGGTTGGCAATATGTTCCGAAAGGAAGGGTCTAGACCTATCAAGTATATGGATAGACCGATTCCCCTTACTCAAAAGGAGAAGGAAGAGTATGAATACCAACGTGCTGCGGAAGCACAGGAGCGCATTAAGCGCATGATGTTCTCCATGATGGAGCAAAAGGATGGTGGTAGTGATGGCTGATGTTGATATTACGAGCTTATCCGTAGAAATCTCTGCGGAATCGCAGGGCGCAGAGCTTAATATTGACAAGCTCGCTACCGCCATTTCTAATTTGCGGACAAAGGGCAATGTTACAAAGGTTGTGAACAGCCTTGACAAGCTGGCTAGTTCTATTGCAACGCTGAAACAGGCATCCTCTGGAATGTCCGGGCTGGATAAAATCAATAACTTCTTGAACGGACTTTCCAACGTCAACACGACCGCAAGCGCAAAGAGCATCAACACGGTCGTGAATGCAATCAAGAAGATTCCTGCGGCTGTGTCTGGCTTGAACGGTGTGGATTTCTACTCCATGTCTGGAAGCATCACTCAGCTCACTAACACTTTGGCTCCTCTGTCCGTTCTGGACGCATCGAATCTTAAAGCTCTTGGCAGCGCTTTCAATGCGATCGGGAAGGTTCCTGACCTGACCGACAAGCTGAAAGCCACCGACCTCGATTCTTTTGCAAGTTCTTGCCAGAAGATTTCCGTCGCCCTTACTCCCCTTGCATCTCAACTTGACAAGGTGGGCAATGCCTTTGCAAAGCTTCCGCCCCAGTTGAGCAAAGTCGTGACGCAGGCAAACCGTGTGACTGCTGCCAACGAACGGCAGAAAAAAAGCTACATGAGCCTTTCCAGCCAGTTGAATGGTTTTATGCTGTCTGCGAAAAAGCTGGTTTCGCTGAAAGCTATTGCTGAGTATCTTGGCAAAGCTGTTGCGAAATTCAATGACTTTTACGAAGCGACAGACCTGTTTCATAATGCCATGGGCAATTTGAGCGGTGAAGCAGATACGCTTATTAGCAAGATGCAAGGTCTGCTTGGAGTTGACCCGACCAAAGCGATGACCTACATGGCTACCATTCAGAGCTTAGGCACTTCGTTTGGTTTGGCCAGCGACAAAGCATACATTCTGTCTAAGAACCTGACCCAGCTTGCCTATGATGAAGGCTCTTATTGGAACAAGGATGTTGCCGAAACCTTTACCGCAATGTCCTCTGCTATCTCTGGTGAGATTGAACCTATTCGCCGTCTTGGTGTTGACCTGTCTCAGGCGCGGTTACAGCAGGAACTTCTTGCCTTGGGCTTTAACAAACAGGTTTCCAGCTTATCCCAGGCAGACAAAGCGGTTCTGCGTTACATTGCCATTATGAAGCAGACTGCCAATGTGCAGGGCAACCTTGCACAGACCATCCAAAGCCCTGCGAACCAGATTAAGATTCTGAAAGCGCAGTTGGATATGCTGGCAAAGTCCGTTGGTTCTCTGCTCTACCCTGCCCTGAAATCCATTCTTCCCCCGCTGATTGCCGCCGTGCAGCTCATTCGAGAGTTCGTTGAGTGGGTGGCAAAGCTGATGGGCGTAAAAGTTGTGTTCACGGATTTTACCAAGAGTGCTGACAGCGTTGGCGGCATTGGCGACGCAATGGATGACACGGCAGATTCGACAAAGAAAGCCGCCAAAGCCCTCAAGGATTACACGATGGGCTTTGATGAACTGAACATCATTGACCCCACGCAGGAAAGCTCCGGCTCTGGCGGCGGCGCATCTGCTGGCAACATCTTGGGCGATGTAGACCTGTCCGGCTACGATATGTTCAAGCAATACAATGAAGAGTTCGCAAAGCAGATTGATGCTATCAAGCAGAAAATCAAGGATATGCTCCCCATCATCGGCGCTGTCACTGCTGCGCTTGCATTGTGGAAAATTGTTGATTTTTTGACAGATGTTGCGACCGCAATCTCCAAAATGACTGACTTGCAAAAGCTGGCTCTTTCAATTGCGACTGTTGTTATTGAAGCTTCGTTAGTATTCAGCTTTGCAAAAGGCTACGCATCTAGTGGAAACCCTCTTGAGCTTTTAGGCGAAGTGGTGTCTGCTGCGTTCGGTTCTTTTGTTCTTTGGCGCACAATGGGAGCAGATGGCATTACGCTTGGCATGGGCATCGCTTTCGTGGCAAGTCTTGCAGGCCTTACTTATGCGCTTGGCACCGGCGAAGCCAATCTTGGCGATGCAAGCACATGGATTCAATCCGCTTTAACAACGGCATTTGGCTCTATTGCTGGCATCACACTACTTACCAATCTTGGGGTAGCTGCTAGTACAGCCGCAACGCTTTCTATCGGCCTTGCAGGTCTTATTACCTTTGCGGGAATTACATTCTCTCTTGGCGAAAAGCTGAAAGAATTTCCAGTTCTTGATACCATCATTGCTGCTTTGATGGGAATTTTTGGCGGCGTTGCTGGTGCTGGCGTTGCATTGCTTGTTGGCGCAAGCCTTCCTGTTGCTGGAGCTGTTGCCGCTGCTGGTGTCGGTATTGGCCTTGTTCTTCACTGGGCTGGTATCAAATGGGGCACCAAAGAGAGCGGTGAAAAAACAGATGCTGCCGCAGAAGCCGACATTAAAATGCATTATGTCGAAAATGTTTTTGAGCAGCGCATTGAAACTATCAAGCAAATTATTGTTACCAAGTGGAATTCGGCCATTGATTTTATGACTTCTCTTCCCGGAAAGGTTGGGAACATCATAAACAGCATTGGCGAGTGGTTCAGCTCTCTTCCTGAAAAAATCGGCTATGCCCTTGGCTTTGCCGTCGGTAAAATCGGGGAGTGGGTCGGAAACATGGTCGTTACTGTAACAACCGAAGTTCCAAAAATCGTTTCGTCTGTTGTTAAGTTTTTTGAAGAGCTGCCAGGAAATATTTGGACTGCAATTCTCAAAGCTCTTGACGTTATTTCTAAATGGCGAGAGCGTATGGTAGCTTTCGTTGTTGTTGAAATTCCAAAAATCATTTCGTCTATCGTCAGTGAATTCAAAAAACTTCCTGGCGAATTGAGAAAACTTGGCAAATTCATCTGGGATGGTCTAATCAACGGCCTAAAAGACGCATGGAGTACCGTTACAAATGGTATCAAGAGTTTCACTGATGGTTTTGTCAATGGTTTCAAGGACGCTCTCGGCATTCACTCTCCTTCTACTGTGTTTGCGGAGATTGGCGGTTACATCGACCAAGGCCTTGCAAACGGTATCAATGCGGCACTTCCTTACGTTGAACAAGCTATGACCAATCTGGCAAACGTTGCTCAGAAAAATGGCAACGAGATGATTGACTATGGCGCAGACGTTGCAAATGGCTTTGTTGATAACATGGTCAATACGTTTGACGCAAAGTGGAATGAAATCGACAACGGTCTTAAGAGCGACTTCATTGGCACGATTAAGGGCATGATCGATGCGGTCAAGAAAGGCGATATCCAAACCGTCGCCGAAAACACAGCAGCCATTATCTGGAAGGCAATGGGGGAGGAAAACCGAAAACAGGTCAAGTCTTACGCTTCCGACTTGGTTTCCAATCTTACCAGTGCTCTTAAGACCGTTGGTTCCAAAGCGTTTTCTTCTGCAAAACTTGTCGGAAAGAACATTTTGGATGGAATCACATCCAAGTTTGGCGAAATCTCCACGCAGGTCGTCGGTCTCGGTAGCAAGATTGCAACGTCTTTTTCCGCTTTGATCGGGCCGATCTCAGCATCCGGCAGGGCAATCAGTATTGGCCTTTCTTCTGGCGTTTTGAGCCAGTTCCCATCTATCATCGCTGGCATTGCCGGGCTTATCGGTCAAATTGGAGCTGCTTTTATGGGCATCTTGCAGACGATCGGCAGCGTTTTGACCTCTCTTGGCATTCCAACCGGCGTCATCATGATTGCTGGCGGCGTTGCAATTGCAGCCGCCATCGCAGGAATTGTCGGAACGCTTGTTGGAAAGTACGGAACAAGCTCCAGCCCATCCGTAGACAATAACTACTCGAGCTACCCTGGCACGAGCGATTATGATTCTGCTAACGGCTCTAGCACATCTGTTGGGAGCTATTATCCAAGTTCTTCCAATAGCGGAGCAAGCTCCGCAGAGCTCCGCAGCGCAGTCCACGACGGTTGCTATAACGCATTCCTTGACATCTTCCAGCGGTACGGAGACGAGCTTACCGGAGGGAAAGAGCTCAAGATTTACCTTGACGGAAAGCAAATCACTGCGTCCGTTGAGAAACGGCAGTCTGAACGTGGGTTTCAGATTATGGGAGACGAAGTTTACAGCTACTAAGGAGGTTTACGTTTATGCAATCTCTCGTCACAGTAAATGGCAGAGAGCTGCCTGAGCCTTCCTCCTACGACGCTACAACAAGCACTATAGTCGATTCTGGACGAAACGTACAAGGCAAAGTCGTTGGGTCTGTGGTGCGGCACGATGTTGCGAAGATTTCCCTAAAATGGAATTATCTTACCGCAAGACAGTGGGCGGACATCATCGGGCCGTTCACCACAAACTTTTACTGCACGGTTCGGTTTTATAACCAAGCAACTGCAAGCTACACGACAAGGCAAATGTATGTTTCCGATAGAACCGCTGGGATGTGGAGGCGTTCCCCGTCCAACGGAAACGTCATGGGATGGGTCGGAGCAGCCCTTAGCCTGGTTGAAGTTTAAGAGAGGTGATTATTCATGGGCTTTTTGCCTTCCGACAAGTGGCTTGAACAATACGACAAGACACTTGTTCCGGAGATGTTTGTTCGCATCACTTACCACGTCTCTGACGATAAGGCCCAAGCAGACGCTATTGCCAGCTCTTCCAACCAGGCTTTATTCAGCAACACGTTGTCTGTCACAGACCTGGATTCTGCTTCTTTGGCCAATTATGCCACCGGAGAACCTAATTTGTGGGTCCTTGACGGGAGCAAACTTTTAGTCCCAGGTTCAGAGCCCTACGAGAACGCTGGGTATTTAAGTATGGATTGCGTTTCTGACACAAACCATCCGATTATTACTTTCTCTTTCAGCAAAACACACACTGAAAGAATTCCAGGAATTACAATCGTGTGGTCGTCCGCTTTAAATGAATATGCAAAATCTTTTAAATTGACGGTCTATAACGGCAGCGAGCTTGTTGCAACAAAACAAGTTGACGACAACCAGTCTGTTGAATCCTCTGTAGATTTTGAGGTTTCCGGATATGATTCAATCAGTTTGGAAATTTTAGAATGGTGCATCCAGGGCCGCAGAGCCAGAGTGGAGCAAGTTGAATTTGGTTTGCGTGTCCAATTTAGCAAAGCGGATTTGCTTTCTTATACGCACGAATCAAAGCGCGACCCGATTTCTGGGCAGCTTTCCAAAGATTCCGTTTCGTTTTCTGTTGATAACTCCGAACAACGCTGGAACCCGGTAAATCCAGGTGGACTTTATCGGTATCTTTATGAACGTCAGGAGATTTCAGTTCAGTACGGCATGGACATTGGAGATGCGGTCGAATGGATTGACGGAGGAAAGTTCTTTCTTTCTGGATGGTCAATTCCAGCTAATGGCATAACGGCATCGTTTGATGCCAGGGACGCCCTATCTTTCCTTCAAGATTCCATTTATACCGGGCACACGAGTGGAACCCTTTATCAGATGTGTTTCGATGCGTTAGAGCTTCTGGATGTTTCCGGAATATCTTACGAAATTTCGGAAGAATTAAAGGACTATTCTTGCGACATTTCATCCGATACTTCTTCCTACAAAAACGCAGACATTCTTCAGCTTGCTGCAAACGCAGCCGGGATGGCTCTTTACCAATCCAGAGATGGGGTCATTCACATTGAACGTGTCCCTCTTGTTCCAGTCACGAGGTCTGGTATTGAGGAAATATCGCTCTTGAATAGCTTTAAATACCCAGAAATAACGTTTTCGACAAAAATAAAAAACGTATCGTGCAAGGTTGGCGGCGAATCCGTTTTTTATCCAGCCGGAGCTAGTGGAAACGGAGCGACCCAAAGCATCAATAATCCGCTTGTAACGAAATCTGTATCTTCTAGCGCAAAAAATGCGTTGACCGAAACATACGCACTTCTTTCTAACAGAAGAAAGGTAAACTTGGAATTTCGTGCAAGCCCTCATATTGATGCACTGTCTTTTGTTAGAGCAAACCATCAGTTTGGATATGCATCGAATGTTCTCGTTACGGATGCCAAGTATACCTTTAATGGCTGTTTTAAAGGGACGATGGAAGGATATATGGTGGAAAGCGCGAGTGCCCTTAGACTTGACAAGGGCTCCGTTTTTGTGGCTCCTGGAGAAACTGTTCGTTTAACCGCAACGCTTGTTCCTTCCTCAGAGGATTCCCCAGCAATCGGATGGGAAGCATCTCCTCCCGGCGTTGTTTCCATTTCCGTCGTTTCCAATAAAGGCGGCGTTTCTGCTTGCGACATTTCTTTCGTTTCCAGTGGAGATGCCGTAGTCACGGCCTTCGTATCTTCCGTATCTGCAAAGTGTACCGTTATCAGTCAGGCTCCGTCTTTGTCGGATATGCCGGAAGGATCGTCTGTTTACATTCAAGAAAGTGGTGCGGATGTAGAGTTTGTTGTTGCAAAACATGGGTATGAGCCCAGCTTAAATGGCCCCGGGAGAACACTTCTTATCAGGAAGGAACCTCTTGCTGAAACAGTATGGAACCAGACGCACGTCAATACATACGACGGAAGCTCCATCGACAGGCTGTTGAAGGGAGATTACGCAAACAGATTTAGCGATACCGTCAAGTCCGCAATGGGGCTTACCTCTTTCTATTACACGGTAGGTGGTAGCACTGCGGAAATCAGAACGCTTTCTCGCAGTGTTTTTCTCCCGTCTATTTATGAGATGTTTGACCCGGAAGACAAAAACGCAGATGTTTATGTAAATGGCAGTAACCCATTTTTCAAAAAAGAAGGTTCTGTACTACCAAAGCAAACCCGAAATGTTTTTGTTCAGTCTTATGATGATTCCGCCAATCGTCTTATCCGCAGATGGTCACGTTCCCCTGCATGGCGAGATTTTGATGGAAACCATATCGTGGGACAACTTGTTGGGACTTACAGTCTTGGAACGTCTAGCGCAGGTAGGATATTTTTCTTAACAGAGCAGTACAATGCTTGGAGCTCTAACAAGTTCAGCCCTGCTTTTACGCTTCCGTCCACGACTAAAGTCGGCAACGGCAAAAAGATTTTGCTTTAAGGAGAGACTATGGCGATTTGGATTACAGACAGAAGCCAAGACGATGTTGACCGCCTAAAGTTCATTTACAGTAAAGCCGTGAATGGGACCTGGACGGATGAGGAAAAAGCGGAGTGGCTTTCCGGCATGAAAGGAGCTCTTGACTACAGGGATTTTTCGAGAATAGAAACCGGCATATCAGAGCTTGCTTCACTTCTTGGTGCGGACGTAGATGTCAAGACGGACTGGAACATAAACGGGTATCTTACCACGTCGGATGCTGCTAGGTGGCTGTCGAATATCGAATCTATTCGTTCTAAAAACTCAGGAGACGCCAAAACTGCGCCGACGCCCACGTCTATGGATAGGCTCGGATTCGAGACAATGAACCAACTTGAAAGCATTTTGTCAGACATAGAATCAATCGCCAAAACTTACGTTACTTTTTCTGGCGAATACATGGCTGGGGAGGGACAATATGGTTTTTGAAGACCGCATATCAAAATATCCTGGAAGGTGGACGTTAGTCCGTGAGGATGGGTCGTCTGAAGTTGTAACGCTCGTCCGAAACGACGAACCTATAAAGGACGGCACACCAATCAACGCATCCACTTTAAATGAGCTGAGTACAGTTGCGGGTGCCATCAATGCAAAAGAAGAAGCCGTTTCTGCGGCAAATTCCGCTGCGGAAGAACGTGCAAAAGCAGAACAGGCTGCAAAAAATGCCGCAAAAGATGTTTCTGCAATTGTAAAAGCAGACTCTGAAAATGCAGCTTTGTCTGCTGCTGCTGCCAAGACAAGCGAAACCAATTCAAAGCGTTCGGAATCTCAGTCTGCTACTTATTTGCAGGGCACAAAAGAATACTTTGAGCAGGTCCGCACCATCACCATCGGTGCACAGGGGTGGTACGCCACGCCGGAAGCTCTGAAAGCCGCTGTTCCTGTAGGCGAAAACGGCTGGTGGGCGGTCGTTGGTACCACAGACACTATTTGGACGTGGGACAATGATACAAAATCGTGGAAAGACAGCATTCAAAAAGCCGATCTTTCCGACTACTATACCAAAGCTCAGGCCGACGCCAAGTTTGGCACGCCGTATACTCTGCCTGCCGCCACGGCAACCACGCTGGGCGGCGTGAAGGTGGGCGACTATCTGGACATCGCCCCGGACGGCACCCTCAGCGCCAAAACGCTCAATGACAAGATCGCTGCCGCCGTGGCGGTAAAGTCGGAGCCCCGGCTGGTGTGGAACACTACGGTGACTGCCGCTGCCTCGAACCACAATATGATTCGGTCTTACGACATCCAGATTCCCGATGGCGTGGATTATGTGCATATCAAATCTAAATCGGAACGCGGCGATGGTACCGAAGTCGATATTGCACGCGGCGGGTCGACTTATCACAACCTTGACGCTTCCGCCGTCGCTACTTACTCCACAACTACGTTCCGGTCGGAGGGTACTCTGCACTTTCAGTTTGAAAAGTCAACAAATGCGAGTATCACTTTTTGGGTCACCGGCTACCACTACCCTACGCTGGCCGAGCTGCTGACCGAGACGCAGGCCGCGCAGGCGGACACGGATGCCCTGACGGTAGATCAGGAATACCGCGTCGCCCTGCTGGAACTGGGGATGACCGACGACACCACCACTGACACCACCACATAAGGAGGTAAAAACTATGTTGTATCGTATCTGTAAACGCCTGATCGAGCGCGGACAGACCACTGGCCTTGCGGACAAATTGGACGTGTTCTACGCCATTGGCCGCATCACCGAGGCCGAGTACAAGGAGCTGATCGAGCTGCTGGAGGACAAGACCGGCAATAAGAACAAGGAGGCTTAAATGAGTAAAACAATCATGGACGTTTCCCGCTGGCAGGGCAACATCGACTGGGACAAGGTCAAGGCCAGCGGAAAAATTGACGGCGTGATGCTGCGGGCCATGGGCAACAGTGCAGACGGCAAGGCAAGCAAGCCGTATCTGGACCCTACCTTTGCCCGCAACTACACGGAGTGCACTCGGTTGGACATCCCGGTGGGCGTGTATGGCTACTTTAAGGCCGTCAACCGGGCAGAAGCTGACAAGGAGCTGGCCCTGCTGAAAAGCGCCCTGATCGGCAAGACGCTGCGCCTGCCGGTGGCTGTGGACGTCGAGGACGCGCTGCCCGCGAAGCTTAGCAAAGAGGTGCTGACCGACCTGACTGCTTACGAGCTGAAAACGGTGCAGGACTGGGGATTTTACTCTATCTTGTACACCTACCTGAGCTATGCAGACAAGCACCTTTACATGACCGGCGCGGCGCTCAAGCCCTATGATGTGTGGCTGGCGGCCTACCGTAGCCAGAAGCCCGCCACGGTATACCCCTATGGGATGTGGCAGCATACCAGCTCCGGCAGCGTGCCGGGCGTTGCCGGCAATGTTGACCTGTCCATTGCCTACAAGGACTATGCCAGCATCATCTGCAAGAAGGGTCTGACCCGTCTCCGGGAGGGTGCATGACCAAAGAGCAGGCAATCTTGTGGGTGGTTAGCATCCTTGGCAGCGTGTGCGCTGGCGCTATCACGGTGGACAAGGTGCTGGAAATCATCCACAAGTACATCAAAAAGGCCGGAGCGCCGGACGAGGCGCAAAACAAGCGCCTTGACGACCTTGACCGGCGCGTTGGCGCACTGGAAACCGGCTATACCCAGCACACAGCGGCACTTTCCCGCGATTTGAGCCGCTTTGGAGACATCGACGAAGTGAACCGCCTGACCCTGCAGGCCGTGCGTGCCTTGCTGGAAGCGCAGCTCACCGGAAATAACGTTCAGGCCATGCAGAAAAGCAAGGCCGACATTGACAACTATTTGACAGAAGGAGTAACGAAACATGGCAGCAATTCTTAATTTCATCCCCACCCCCGTCGCAATCGCTCTCATCATCGTCGGCTTTGTGGCTCTGGCGGTCGGCGCTATCCGCATGGGCTATAAGCAGCTGGTCAAAGATCTGGCCTATGACCTCGTGTGCAAGGCCGAAGACAGCATCATGGGCAGCGGCCAGGGCGCAAAGAAAAAGAAGCAGGTCTTTGACGCGCTGCGTGCGGCCTGCCCTGCATGGCTGAAGCCTATCATCACGGATGAAGTGCTTGACGCGGTGATTGAAAAGGCCGTGAACCTGATGAAGAAGGCACTGGCAGAAAAGAAGCCTACCATCAACAAGGAGTAAAGCATGATCGAGCTAAGCGTATCTCTCGCATCCAATGGCGTTGTCAAAGTGCCCGGCTATGAGCAGATGGTGCGCTTTGGCTACACCAAGAACCGGGGCGTGTACCGCCTTGCCGTCACTGCCACTGGCGAGTGGGAGGGACTGACCATCCGGGCTTTCTGGCACGTCCCGAACGGCAAAGACCCGACCTCCTCCCTGGTGGTGGACGGCCTGGTGGGCGTGCCTGCCAGCGTGACAGCCCAACCCGGCAATGGCTGCATCACCTTTGAGGGCTCAGATGGCACCCGCACCGTGACCAGCGCAGACCTGCGCTACCGTGTGGCGGCCAACAGCGGCACAGAGGATGGCACAGAGCCGGAGCCTGGCACACCTGCCTGGCAGGAGCTGGTGGGGGCCGTGCACACCGATGCCACCGCCGCAGAGCAGGCTAAGACCGACGCACAGACTGCGGCCACGGAATCTGCCGCCAGCGCGGAAAAGGCCGCTGCCAGCAAGAAAGCTGCCGGGGACGCGCAGGCAAAGGCCGCCGAGAGCTTGCAGGAGCTCAAGAACGGCATTGCATCCGGAGACTTTAAGGGCGAGCCTGGCACATCGCCCACAGTCACCGTGCAGGATATCACTGGCGGCCATCGTATCGTCATCACCGACGCGACCGGGACCAGCTCTGTCGATGTGCTGAATGGCAAGCAAGGCGACCCCGGTAAACCGGGTGATACAGGCGCAACACCTGAGCTCACAATCGGTACGGTGGAAGAGGGTGACGCGCCATCTGCGACAATTACTGGTACGGCTAAAAATCCCGTGCTAAACCTTACACTTAAAAGCGGCGCACCCGGCAAAGACGCCACCGTGGACGCCACCCTGACCCAGAGCGGCAAGGCCGCTGACGCTAAAGTGACCGGCGACGCGCTGGCGACCAAAGCCGTCATAGATGACACCACAGTCGGCACCGACGCATGGAGCAGCAAGCACATCGTGGACATGCTCTGCCCGCCGCTGGAGGAGACCGGCAACCCGGTGCAGTGCTGCCCGGTGGTGGGATATCCGCTGGGCTGTAAGGTGAGCTGGGAGCCGACGCAGGAGGGCGAGGGAACGCCGTACCCGGCAGGCGGCGGACCTAACCTGCTGGATATATCTCAATGTACGGCTACAGTAGGTAAGCCTTATGGTGTGACTATAACGATTGATGGCGATGTATTTAAGGTTAGCGGTGTGCCGTCAAGCGAGGTGACGGAGGAGGACCAATACTCGTTTGCCGTTGCCTCGTGCACTCAAACAGAACTGCGCGGGAAGGGCTATAAAATCACCCCGTTTGCGTTAAAGGGGAATGTATCATCTGCGTGGGGACTGCGCACAGAAGATGAAGATAGCCTTGCTATAGCCGCTAAACTGACACCCGGCGTGAATACCGACATACAACTTAGGCTAATGGTGTCCAAAGATACACCAGCCGCCTATGCACCCTACGAAAACATTCGTCCCATCAAGGGACGTGACAGCGTGACGGTCGAGCGGTGCGGAGATAATTTGCTGAATATAAGCCAACTTAAACCAAATGGATATAATCTTGCTGGGAGTAACAGTCTGAAACCGAACACTACATACACATTTAAGCCTGTGAGCAGCGCGGGAATTGCGTTTGCGGTTTTTTTAAGTGATAACATTGAGCCTAGTCAAGCGACTAAGCAACTCAACCTCACTGGCAAATATGTCGAAGAAGGCAAGAGCGCAACTTTTACAACTCCAAGCAATGTAAACAGTTATAGCGTTATATGGCTGGCGGGTGGCAAGAGTGGCATACATCTGGTATACCCTAATGTACAGTTTATGCTTGTGGCTGGCACCACCCTTCCCACCACCTACACCCCTTACACCGGCCAAAACGCTACCCTCACTCTGCCCCGCACCATCTACGGCGGCACGGTGGATGCAGTGACGGGAGAGGGACATGGGAGGTGGAAGTTGTTGACGCTGGATGGAACGGAACCATGGAATGCCGTTGGATCCGGTGATACTCTTTATTTTCAGAGCACTTCGATTTCCATTGGAACAAGAGTGCTGTCCAGGGACGATTATTGCACAACGTTCCCTATTGCATCGGTTTCAAGTTCAAATACGGTACAAGGAGTAAGCGGGTGGAAAACATCCCTATATCTGCGTTGGTCTACATTTGCAGACGTTGCCGCTTTGAAATCCTACCTCGCCGCCCAGTACGCCGCCGGAACCCCTGTGCAAGTCTGCTACAAGCTGACAGAGCCTGTACCCTTCACCGCAACCGGCGCACCACAGCCCATCCCCGCTTTGAGCGGCGTGAACACGGTCATAACCGACGCAGACAGCGTGACGGTGACCGGCAGGGCGGACCCCATCAAACGCATCACTGACCTTGAGGATGCTGTGGCATCAATGACCAACACATAAGGAGGTACATATGGCAATTAAATCCAAGGCCAGGCACGACCTGACCCTGCGCAGCATCAAGCGGGAAATCGCCGCAGGACGCGATGTTGCGTTCTGGCTGGACAAAGCATACGTCCATTTGGACAACGGCCTGATGACGGAGGACGACATCGCAGAGGTTGAGACGCTGGCGCAGGCATACTACGATGCACTGGACGCTGAGGACAATGTAATCGACACACCGGACGATGTGACGCAGGAGGAATGACCATGAGCAGCACTACATACGACCATTTTGCCAACCCCGGCAAAATGTACGCCGCACAAGAACAATTTCGGCACGTCACGAAAATGGTCTGCGCACGTCTTCGTGGCCTCACGAAAACATGCCACCTCGGCAATGCCAACAAACTGGTGACGTTTTGTCACCGTTTTGCTAGTATTGGCAATATGGTGCGCAACGCAGGACAGCTACCGCAGCCCTTCTGGCTCGGTGCTGCCTGTGGCGGCGGCTCGTGTAGTGCTGCCCGCTGCGCTGCAAGGACTTGACCGACAGAGGATGGCCACCGCGATCAAAAGCGCACCGCTTGGGAGGGTAGACCGTAAGATAGCCTTACTGCGGTACGTTGAGCGGCTTCCACTGCCGGACATTGCAGCACAGACGCATTACAGCCGGACGGCGATAGGCTACCGGCTGAAAAGCATTGACAAAATTTTGGATGTGTGATATACTAGTTACGCAAGAGGATGGATAGCGCATACACATCCATCAGCAAATGTATGCAAAAGACCAGCGGAATAACGTTTACCCACTGGTCTTTTTGTTTTACACGATTTGTGGTATAATATACCCAATAGAACCCGTCGAGCCTCTTAACAATGCGTATCATGGCGGGTCATTCAAGAGCTAACTCCGTGCTTAACGGAGAATTAAAAAAGCAGTCGCCAGATTCGGCGCTGAACAGTCTCCCACCCGCCTCCTTGCAGTGCGTACCATGTGGGAGACGCAGAAACCCCCGGTGTTCCGTTTGGAGCATCGGGGGATTTTTTACTTTTTCTTCAATTCCTCAAGCCTGCTGGAAAGTTCTTCTTCCCATCCTTCATGTTCTTTAAGGTACGGGGCGTAGATCAGGTCTTCGGCCTCTTTGCGGGCCGCAACGGCTTCTTCGATTGTGTCATAGCTGCCGAGATGATATTGCTTGCGTTGGAAATTGATATATGCACGCCATCGACCGTGGCAATCTTTGCACACACCATTTGCGCCAGAAGTGGAGTTTTTATTGATATGGCCTCCAACCCTTGTGCGAATCGACATAAGGGAAGAGCCACCCGCGTAAGCTGTGCTGTGAATTGCCCCGGTTTTCTCTCCAATGTCCCTGTTGCAATCTGCGCAATGCTGGATCAGAGAAAGCCTTGTGATCTTTACGGTGGTTTCCTTCCCACATTTCGGGCAAATAGCACGGCACAGAAAACAACCTGACCTCTTTTCGGGCAAAACTTCCAATACTTTCCATCCGTTAATAATCTGTCCTTCTTTTTTCTTCGCCTTTCGTAAAGCCGTCTCCGTCATGGCTGGCTTTTGCCCTCGATTCGCGCAAGACAGACAGCTGCGGCTTTTGCCAAGACGCAGGGAGCTGTCATACACGTCTTTTACCACTCCGCACTCACACTGGCATGTGTAGTAGTGCGGCTTTTCAGACGGCGCAAGTACCGTCCACTTTCCAAAATGCTTTCCAGTCAAATCTTCTGCCATAGCATTTTCCTCAGATCAGGCCGTAGTGCTCGGCCAGAAGGAAACGGACGTATTCCGGGCAGTCGCGCTCGCCCAAACACCACCCCTGCACCGTGCGGCGCGGGATGCCCGCACCCTTTGCAAAGGCGGTCTGGCTGATGCCGGATGCCACCACCATCTCCCGCACGC